AGTGGCTGCTTCTTCTTCAGTGACAACTTCTTCGCCTTCAACTTCGGCTTCTTCAGCCTTAACTGAACCAGCATCAACTGGATTCTTCTTAAGAGCTTCTTCTTCTTCATCGCCGACTTTCTTGGCTGTCTCAGGAGCCTTCTTCATTGGCTCTGCTGGTGCGCCCGTTACACCTGGTTTTGGTGCTTCTTTCATTTTAGCAGAAGCAGCCGCACCAATTGCTGTGGACTGTGATTGTGGGGTTTGTCCGCCGAGATCCTGAACTTCGGCTGAAAGTGTTGCAGCTGGTTCTTTTCCTGCATTCATAGATGCCTTGAGGATTTCAGCAGCAGATTCAGATAATGTTTTAGCCATTTGTTTAAACTCCTAAAGAAGTAATATTATTTATAAAATTTAAAGTTTTGACACGAAATTCTCAAAAATCTTTAATGAGATTTCGTCGATTTGTTTTTGCTTTGCGTTCTTGATTTGTTCGTAATAAGCATTGACGTCAATTTCTTTTACAATGCCATTATCCCAAACCCACTCTTTGCCTTCCATAATACCTGAAACGAAAGCACCTGGTGCGGACGGATCCGCGACAATATCTGCTGCTGTAGCGAGATAAAAGTCATCCTGAACAATGTTGACACCACCCTCGTTTTTAACGGAGCCCATGCCACGCGATGACACACCAAGAGTTGCACCGCCTTCCATTAGAGACTTGGCGATTTTACCCATTGGTGTTTCAAGAATTTTCGCCTTTCCTACGAAGACATTACCATCTTCCTTGAGGCTTGTGATTAGATGCGAAACGCGATCTAAATTGATTGTTGGTGACTCTGGATGACCCAACTCACCAAATGCACGATTCTTAGTAACATATTCTTCATTGTAACGCTTTACTTCGTTAGCAAGAGTTTCTTTGCGATACATACGACCATTGCGGTTTTTTGTTTCTGAAACAAGAAATGGTCCTTGAATGTAAAGTGTTTTGACACCGTTTTTTTCTTCAGTGACTAACTTTACTTCTTCAATATTCTCTGTAATTAATTTCATTTATCTTAGTCCTAGTGATGCGCGTCTACGAAGTGAACGCTTTCTTTTAATTAATGCTCTCGCCATTTTTGCTCTACGTTTTACTTTTGCGCGGCGAGCACCCATCTTTCTTTTTAATCTTTCAGATGGAGAAATACGAATCATTCTCCCACCACGAATTGTATATCCTTTTACAGCAGAAAATACTTTACGACGTTGAACTTTACCACCACGAACACGCGCACGAATAAGTTTCTTACGACCCATGCGTTGAACATTCGCTTCTGCTATAATCTCTTTTACAACTTCAGCAACTGTTTTCATTTGTTTATTTTAAATGCAGTATTTTTCATTGCAAAATCAGCAACCTTCATAAATTGACTTTTGCTGTGAGAGATCATTCTTGTAATTTTTGCTTTATTTTGATCGTTTAATGCACCATGCGCTAAATGTATTGCTTTTGCAGTAGTAGCATCAACATTCATAGAAGTTCCATCAAGAAATTTTAATTTTTTTGCTTGATGTTTATCTACAATATCTTTAATGTGATCAATATTCTCTTCAATATTTTCTTCTGATAATTCAATTTCTTCGGCTTGAACACCAGGAAGAACTTCTTTAGCCATTGTTCCAGCAGGTTCGTATGGCACTGTAAATGTTAAACCAAGTTTTTCGTTAACATACAGCGCAACACGTTTTCCATCTGGGAAAATACGAATACCTCTACGCTTCAATACAAGCATATAAGGTGGATTAATTTCATCTTTTAATCTTGCAGCTTCTGAAATTTGATTAAGATCAGTAATTTCATAAGAGTTATTTACTTGCTGCATTATTCCACGCGCTTGTTTTAATTTTTGTAACGTAGAACGAAATTGCGTCATTGGAACATTACCTAATACTGATGATGGAACTTCTGACGTAAGTTTTAGATAATTAGTTCTTGCATTAGCAGAAATTTTATTTAAAATTTGATTTGCAGGCAGATCAGGATTTTTTGATGCGTGAGCCTGATACATCTTATGCCCAGCAATAGCAGCAGCAACATTGAGATCTTTCAATCCCAATGCTGATTTAGCAGCCATAACTTTTGCTCTGACTGTATCTTCAGGCTTCTTGGCTTTCTGTTGCATCTGCTGCGATGGATTCTCCATCGCTGCTTCCGTCAACTTCTGCTTGAGTTGTTTCAATCTCATTCGTTTCTACTTCTTGTGTTCCGATTAAATTAGAAGCAATCTCTACTTTTTTTACCTCAAGCGCATCAACAACTTTTTGTGATATTGCATTGTTAAAGGCTTGCATAAAAGCGTCTTTGTCTTGTGCTATAGCAGCATCTACGATGCTAACTTTAGCAAAATCATTATAATCGCTCATTACATCAGTATTCATTTCTGTATTTGTTTCAGTCATAATTCACTCCAATAAATTATTTAGTAATTGCAGTATTAAAAGCGGTATTAATATCAGGAGTTGCTGGACCACTCACAGCTTGTGTTTGTTCTGGTGGTGTCGTTGTAGGTTGGTCAGATTGCTCATCGCTCAATTCTGATTGCATACGCTCAATTCCTTCTTCATCAAAGTGAAGAACATGTTTACGAACCCATGCTTTCGAGAAATATGTTCCAACATATGGATCAATTTGTTGCATAAGTTGAAGACGAATAGCCATTAACTCAGATTCTTTGATTTCTGCGAAGTTATTATCTTTCAAGAAATCGTAATGAATTTTTTCTTTTAATTCTTGCCACTCATCAACTGAGCAAATACCTTTAAGCGCTAACTGACGTTCCATTAATCCATCAAACAAAATACTAAATTTAGATCTTAAACGCTCAACAAATTTACTGAACTTTAATTCGTCGCGCGTAATTTCTGTAGAACGACCAAGAGCAAATCCAGTTGTTGTTTCTAGACGAGAAACTGGTACATTTAAAGCCTTGTATAGTTTCTTTTCAAAATAGTTGACGTCAGATAATTCACCAAGATTTTGTCCTGCTGGGAGTGTTGTAATTTCTGTTGATTTACCTTCACCGCGACGTGGAATCCAAAAATCTTCCATCATTGAAAGGAATTTACGATCGTCCTTTACTTCACCAGTTGTGCTATCGTATACAACTTTGTTTCTAAACTTGGTCATAATATCACGAAGATATTGTTCTGATTTAATCTTCGGCATGTTACCAACGTCAATATAGAACACACGACGTTCTGGTGCGCGCGATAAACGATAGATAACAACTGCATCCTCAACCAAACGTAGTTGATTAAGTGGTTTGATTGCTTTATGCAAGAAAGAAAGAACTAGCATTCTTCTTGGATCCATCAAACCAGAATTCACATTGACAATTGCATCTGATGCAATTTTTACGCTTGCATCTGTTGGTGAAGTTACAACAGTCTGACCTGTGGTTGTTGCTCTGTCGTTAAACACATAAAATTCTTGTGTTCCTTTAACAACTTCAACACCTGTACGTGGATCTTTTTCGCGTATAACTTGACGCGCTTTTTTAATTTTTCTTGGGTCAATGTAGACAAGATCTTGAATGCCCAGTCTTGGCTGTTTTTGATCAACCAAAACTTGATAATACAATCTTCCGTCAATATACCAACGACGAAATATATCTGCGCCTTCGTTTGAGAAATCTAACATACGAAGAACGTTTTGAAATTCTTCGCGAATCATGTCTTTAATATTATCTGGTTGTTCTAAATCATCAAGAATAATCGTAACCGTTTTTCCAGTTACGTCATGAACGATTGCTTCGTTTACGATATCATCAACCGCAGACTCAAGTTCTGGCTGCATAGCCATTTCACGATAACGAGTAATTAAATCGTTTTCGTTTTTAAAACTTGTTTCTAGATCGAGATAAGTTCCGAAATATCCGCCAGCGGATATATTCACTGCACCATCATCTGCAGCGGGTGCAGTGATTGCTGGTTGAATACTAACCTCTTCTTTTTTGCGCGCAATCTCGAAACCGAAAAGATTAATTGCCATATGTTACTCCATAATAAAACAAAAGGAGAGAAAATCCTCTCCTCTTGGATTTCAAATTTAGGCAGTTGTTGTGAATAATGAAGTACCAGTGAATCCGCTTGTCGTACTCACTTCTGTCCAGTATTGATACTGGAATGTCACTGAAAACTCTTCAACTGTATCGTTTGAACCCCAATCTAGATCGATTGGTGTGATATCAATTGGAAACATTCCAACGAAACGATATCTCTTTGCGGTGCCGCCAGTTTTTCTGTATTGTGTTACAGTTGCATCACTCGCATAACCACCTGTGTTTCCAATTAATCTGCCACCAGATGATGTGTTTCTGGCACTATTAGAGCGAAGGTTGGTTACATTGTTGTTGATGCCGCGCATCCAAGCGTCCATCGAATTACGAATTGCAAAGTTTTCGTCATTGATAATTGTAACTGTCCAATCTGCGAAAGTACGATTACCAGCAACTTTAACTTCACGACCGAAATATTGAAGAGGAACGCTACCTAGTGTTGATCCAGGTAATTGCGCCGTCTTTACCATAAAGCGAGCAAGGCTTGCCACGTTTTGAACGTAAGAAGGGAAACCGAGTTCTACTTCAAATAGATTAGGACGAGCACCATCATCTACGAGTACACTACGAAATTGATCTGCATTAAATGCCATTGTTTTTACTCCTGAGCCTTTATGCTATTTATTAGAAGCGTCCTACGATTTCATCGAAGGCAACACCTGAGCGAACAGCAACAAAGTTCAACTGTATAAAGTTAATTGCCTTGGCTGGCTTAATGTAGATGTCACCAACAAACTGATTGCTATCGACGATTTGAGAAGTATTGTTTGTCTCATCGCAAACAACACGGAAATCATAGATACCGCGACGTGATTGTACAAGTCGTAGGAATGGCTCGACAAGATTTACAAATTGTGATCTTGTAAACTCATCATTGAACTCGAACAACTGAGCGCGAGCAGCACGAGCAATTGCTTTTTCAAGAACGATAAACAAGCGACGGACATTGATTCTATCAAATGCACTTGGCTTGCTTAGAAGCGTCTTATCACCAAAGAGAACAGTTCCTTCTCCTGGGAAAGATACAATTGGGTTCACATTATTCTTGTAAAGCGTATCGCGTTGTGTTTGGTTCGGATTAAATGCCAATTTAACAACATTCTTCAATTGACCGCGATTAAATCCAGCTGGTGAGAACCATGGATCACGATCACGATCAGTTTGCGCGCAGAGACCAGCAGTGTCACCGTTACATGGGACCCAGCGATAAGTGTCGTTATACTTGTCGTACTGATACTTCCAGTTGCTATCTATTACTGCGAATGAGTTGGATACGTTAGCAAGAGCATTATTACGATAGTTAACAATTGCTGTTGTTGGATCAGCTGCTTGGCAATTTGCTAGGGATGGTGATATGAACGTCAAGCAATCGCGTCTTGCACCTGCTAGAGTTATTGTTGTACCAACAACTGTTTCAGAGTGACCAGCAGTCATTACCAAACTAATGTCAACATTGTCTGTTGAAGCAAACTGAGTATAAGCAGTTTGAACATTGCCATCAGTTGGTGTGGCATCTGTACCTTGTACAAATGAAATGCCGTTTAGATTTTCGCCATCGAAGAAGTGAGTAGCATTAGCAGCAACACCCCATGTTGCGCTATTTTGTCCCATTGCATACACCCAACGAGAGTTCGTATAAAGAACATCGCGCCAGTATAGTGATGCACCACTTTCATCTCTAGCATTTGTTGCTTTAGATACATTTGAGTAGCGCTCGATCACTGTATTAGGTGTTCCTGTGATCAAACCATCTTCGTCGATAACTGCAATATGCATTTCATCATTTGCATTTGACTTAAAGTTTGCAGCGATATATCCTGAAGTTCCTGGTGCTCTGTCGAAATATGGAGCATATGTCCAAGTTGAAAACACACCAGCATTTGCGTTTGCACAGATTGCAACCTTTAGTGAGTTTCCAAGAGATCCTGGAAAACGAGCTGCTACAACAATATTCGCATTCGAAGTAGTGAAGAAACTATTAAAGTAGTGATCTTCATTGCGAATTTTTGTATTGCCTGCCCATGAGGCTACATTAAGTCCAACTGCAGCGTTTAGAGTTGCAGCATCAGCACGAGAAACGAATAGGCTGTTGCTATATGAAAGGAAATTTGCTGCTGTAAAAAATGTTAAAAACGTGTCTGAGTCTGGTTTACCGAAAACCGCAACCAACTCGTCCTCTGTTGAAACAGCACGAACAACATCAATTGGTCCCCACTGAAATGCGCCAGCAACAGCGCCAGTGGATGTGGAAACTGATGGTACAACTGTTGTTGCGTCAATTTCGGAAACATTCACGCCTGGTGATACTTGAAAAGCCATGTTATTGCTCCTATAATATGGAGATTAAGAAATCTACGAAATATTTAGTATTTTAAGTTTTTTAACGAGTAAACGGTCTCCAAAGGTCACCACCTTCTACATAAGACCCATCATTACCATCTATATCAAGATGACCAGCAAGCATAGTTGGAAGCGATTCTTCTTCGATTTGACGCATTTGTTCTTCATAAAGTCTTGTTTTTAAATTAGAATCAGTAAATTCAGCAAAAAATGATTGATTTGTCATCCAAGAGAACAAAACTAAACACATTACAAGATCATCATGACTTCCTTCTTCTGCTTCGAAGCTGTTTCCTTTGGCTATAAAGGTAGAAAGTTCTGAGATTAAATCAAAATCTTGAATAATTATTTTTTGTTGCTCAATTAAATTCTTAAGAATAGAAGTACCGAGACGTTTTACTGATTTGGTGGTTCGTACACCACGATTAGACTTGTTTCCATAACCCCAAGTTAGAGCAATTTTACCTTTAAGATCTACTGTAGAAAGAATATTTTCATATTCATAGTCCTCAAAGAGAGAATCTACGACCTGTTGACCATTATCATTGATTTCTACTAATGCATAGGCTTGATTGTAATAGTCAGCAACTTTTTTTATAACACTAGGATACACTAAAGGGCTAATTTCATTGTTTTTATATGTTGCGACCACTTTATAGGGCATCGTAGAGACGCTAAGAACAGTAAATGCTGAATAATCAAGACCCTTTCCTCTTGATGTGTCGGCAACTAGCACATAATTTTGTCCTTGTATTGGTTGTTCGTAAATTTTGATTCCTGTATCAGATATATGTAATGGTTTTACGAATGCAAGAGACTTTAAACCAGCTACAGAGATAAGTGTTCCTGCTGAACCCATAAACTCGCATTCCATTTCTTGTGAAAACTTCTGTTCTCCAAGAACTCGACGCTGCTCATCTGCCCATTGTTGTGTTCTTCCTGGGACTTGACGCCAATTTGCTTCAATATGCGTAAATCCATTGTGACCTTCAACAGCTTCCGTCCACATTCTATAATAGTGATTCATCCCATTCGGTGTTGAAGAAATAAGAATCTTGGAAGTTTCACCAGAAGAAATAGTTGGGTAAACAGATGTAAAAAATTCTTCGGCAATATTACTTGGCACGAATGCAAACTCGTCAAGATACAATAATGAAATAGAGAAACCACGAATCGCACTAGAAGCAGTTGATGTTGCCATCACACGACAATTATTTTCTAATTCTATATCGCCTTTGTTCCAAACGCGAACACCTTGTTGCAACCACAATGGCAAAGATTCATATGCAATTTTAACGCGATTCAAAATTTCTCTTGCAGTTGGTGCTTTGTTTGCTAGAATTGCAACGAACTTGTCTTCATTGAATAAGATATACCAAAGAATATAGCCAACAACCATCGTGGTCTTACCGACCTGACGACCAGCCTTTACAATCACACGACGATTCGTATTGATATCAGTGATGGCTTCTTTTTGAAACGGATACAGTGAAATTTGAACGAACCCTTTATCAAGTGTAATAATCTTGACATAGTTTTCAATAAAATAAATTGGATCTTGCGCGCAGCGAACAAACTCACGGACTTGATCTTCCGTAAGTTGTAATTGCATATTAATCTTCTTTAAATTTGGGTTCCCCAAATAATTCTTTATTCTAGTCGCTAGATTCATTTTTAAGTTTCTTCAACAACTCAGCAGTTGATCCAACGAATACTGCCTTATCCACTGTAATATTTGTAGGAGCGGCAGGTCCTTTTGGTTGTAATTCTTGTTGTTGTTTTTGAAGGATCATTAATTTTTCTGTGACATCAGAAAGATTTTTGATCATATTTGCAGCAACTTCATAGGCTCTTGGATGTTGTGATTCTTTTGCAACTTCTAGAATACCATCTAATGCTTCGTTGCCCTTTTCAATAAGATTATAATAATTTGATCGAGAATAATGTGCATCTGGATTATTTGTGTTGTCGTGATGCAATGTTATGGGCTTGTCAGATTTGTCATTTACAACAGGCACATAATCAGTATTTAATAACTCAGCAAGATTTTTATCAACATCACTCATGTTATATTGGGGAATTCCTCAACAGTTGTATCAAATCCGAATGCAGTATTTACGTTAGCAGTGTTAGGATCAGGTGTAACAGTTATGCTTACTAATTGTTGATCATTTGTGCCAAACGAAATTATATTATATGACGCATTGGATACTGCACCAGTTATAAAATGACCAGAAGCAAGAACACCTGTAGTATCCACAACAATAAGAGTATTCGTAGAAGGACTCCAAGCATCTACATATGCAGTTGCAGAGGCAACATCAAAATTATTTCCTTGATAAACAAGTTCGCCAACTTTAAATGTACCTGTTCCGCCACTACCTGCTCCACTATTAATGGTGATTTTGCGAGAAGAGTTGGCATTAAATACATCATTGAATGTATTAGCAGAAGATGTTCTAATTACATCAACATTAGATATTGGACCGTACATATACCCCTTCATAGTGAAGTTTAATGTCCAATTTAAAACGCGCAACGTATCGATACCACCAATATAATCTGAATCATAAACAACATTTTGAAGAATAATTGGTATGTCTATTGGTTGATTTAATCCTGTTAAATCAGCTGTAAGTGTATAGTCTGGCGCAAAATATGGTAAAATTTGTTCTACGATTTGTGTACCATCTTCAGTGTTACGGACGTAGATATTCAAACTAAAATCAAAATTATATGGCGTCATTCGCACACTGCGAAGAAGCGTATCGCTGAGTGGTGAAAAATTGCGATTAAACATGCTTGTTTTACGAACAGGATCATATGTAATTGAAGTCATTTCAAAACTCATTCTCGGTAATGTAATTTGCACAGCCTGATTCATATTTGGATCTTGCTGTAAACGCGAATAAAATTTTTCTTTTTGTGCATAAGAAAGTGGAACAGTAATTCTTTCAAGTTCAGTTGTTCCCGCTTTATTATATCGCACAAGGCGAATGTTGTTGAACATCGTGCCAAACGCCACGACCATTTTTCTTGTAACACGATGATAAAAATGTGTGCTAGAAAGCATAATTACTCGTCTGAACTTCCGAATGGATTTGTTTCTGACCAATCAAGAATATTGTCAGCTTCTGTTTCAATTCTAACATTATCATCATAAGGCTCAGTTGCATCTTCTTGAGTATTACCACTTACCAAAGTCCATTGTGCGTCTGAACTTACACCTATTACTGTAGCACCTGTAAATGCTCCACGTATGTTTCTTAAAACTAATTTAAGATTTGTTTTATCCCAAGAACGCACGTATGCTTTTGCTGTTGAAGCAGCAAGCGAAGCACCTTGATAAACTATTTCACCATCTATATATGTAGAGGTTCCGCCAGCTTGCATTGTAAACTCAATACTAAATGCATTTTGATCAGCAACCTCATCTATAGATGGAACACCAGTTGTAAGAATTTCACCATTGTATTTAAACGTCTCGCATGAGAGTCCATACATGTATGCTGCTACTTTACCAGCCTGAAAGAAGTTCTTTTCTTCTTCGACATTTTTTATTTCCATTAATTTTTCTTGAACTGATAGATAAATTAAATCGCCTTCTTTTGGTGTGTTTCTTGTTGTATACGGAATATATCTTTCAAAGGTGCGTCGTGCTAATGCTAACTCAACACCCTTTTCTATTTGTAAACCAAACTTACTGAAAAATTCTTGATTACCTTTAAAGTTGTCAAAGGTTTCAAGATAAACTTCCATTTTGTATGCACTCGTGTATGATTTAACTGGATCGTCACCAAATAACTCATCAAGTTCTGACTGAGAATCGCGCGGAATGTAGTAAATGTCAATGCCGTGATTTTTGATTGATTCAATCACCATATCTTCAATAAGGAATTGTTCTCTTGATGCATCCTGATAGTTAAAATATACGCTTGTCGCCATTTAATTATCCAACAAACATAGATGCAGGCGACTCGTACATGTCTCTTAATTTTTCTTCTAGTTTTTCAATTTCTAGAATTGCATCATTATAAATCTTTTCACCATTTACAACTAGACCACCAGGAAGTGTGTAGTTTGCATATTTTGTTAAATTAGAACCCCACTGCATTTTAAATAATGCAGTGGTATATTCTTTTAACCATTGATCAGAATAAATTTTATCATAAACTTCCGGATCAACAATTCTAAATCCTTGAAAAACAATATAATCGTTTGGATTTACTCTTGAATCCCAATCCATATAGATATCAAGACGTTTAGTTTTTTTATTAAAATTAAATGGGATTTCACCAGTTACGATCATATCTAACATTGATAAATGTTGTCTGGCAATATAATAATATGTGTAAGAACTTGCTAATAAATTATAAAAATCGTTAAGTCTAATTTGATAATTAATGTCAAAAATATTAAATCCAGATGTTCCTTGTGAACTGATGCTAGCACCAGTGATTGGCATTACTCTTGAAATGCCAATTATATTATCAGAGAGTCTAATGTAACGATTTGTTTGATCTGATGTAGTTACTTTATGCGCAAGATAACAATCTTCAGTTCCATCGTAATGAAACTCGCGATATTTGTTTAATGCATCATCAATGCGATCATCTAATTGGTCGTCATCAACATTAATGTCAATAACTGGAAATCCCAAACGACGAAGGCAATAATCTTTAAGTTCTGTGCGTGTTGTTGGGATTCCCATTTTTTTATCTCAAAAATAAAAGAATAATATTATTTATTATGTTATACCAAAAATATGGAGTATAAACCCATCAGATCCACCACCACCCGCAGTATTCGCTTTAGCGAATGCTGCATTCGCTTGAGCATAAGCGTCACCAACCGAAGCAGTACCTGTTGTAAACGAGATATTAGCATTTGTGCCATCAGCTGCAGAAGCAACAATAACTTGAATAGAAGTTGTGTTTACAAAATTTAGTTGTTTTGCATCTAATGTTGATTCACCATTAGCTGAAACTCGAACAGTATTTGCAGCAGAATTTGCTTGACCATAAGCGCCGTTCGCCTGAGCATAAGCGCCGTTCGCTTGTGCATATGCGCCGTTCGCCTGCGCATATGCACCATTTGCTTGAGCATAAGCACCATTCGCAGTATCTCTTGCAGTATTTGCTTGATCATATGAATTATTCGCATGAGCATAAACAATGTTCGCATGAGCATAAGCACCATTCGCTTGCGCATAGGCTCCGTTGGCTTGTGCATAAGCACCATTAGCCTGAGCATATGCGCCATTAGCCTGTCCGTATGCGCCGTTGGCTTGAGCATATGCAGCATTGGCTTGAACGTAGATTACTGTTGAATCTGGCTCAATCACAATGTTGCCGACCATACCACTATGCACAGTGCACTGGTAAACATAAGTGCTTCCGCCAAGTGTATATGGAACTTTCCAGTAAAGTGTTCCAGAAACCTTACCTTGAGCAGAGGAACCAGTGCTTACTGTGCCATCAGTTGCAACGTGCGTCAATCCAGTGTCGTAGTTCGAACCACCGTTTGAGACACGAATCGCAAATGGGTGACCAGCATTGTTTAGATTAAATGCAATAGTTTCACCAGCACGAACATAGAGTGTTGGATCATCAGTTGCTGCGCCATATTGATCAAAACGATATGCTGTCGCGCCATTGTTTGTTACATCAAGGCGAGTGACGGCTGGTTGATAATCTGCATTCGCTTGAGCATATGCAGCATTTGCTTGAGCATAAACAATGTTCGCATGAGCATAAGCACCATTCGCTTGCGCATAGGCTCCGTTGGCTTGTGCATAAGCACCATTTGCTGTATCGCGAGCAGAGTTGGCTTGATCAAGAACATTTAAACCTGCACTTAAGAATGAAACAGCGGCATTGAATGTATTTGCGCGCATCTCATCGCCAGAGGTAGACAATATTGTTTCACCGATATAAATTGTCGACCCACTGAGATACAAATCTTTAAATCGTTTTGTAGACGTTCCAAGATCATATGTAACATTTGCAGTCGGAATAAGATGCTGCACATTCAATGTACCAGTCATCGTATCGCCAGAAAGATTTACCTTGAGGTTGGCTTCAGCATATGCATTGTTTGCTTGTCCTCTAGCGGTGTTTGCTTGATCTCTGGCGGAGTTGGCTTGATCAGTGACATTTAATCCTGCATTGGTGACAAACGTAACAGCATTTATTGTGTTAAGTTTTAAGTTACCAGTTCTAAAATTATTTCCATTGATGTCGATAATATTATTTGTAGGTTCTACTTCATAATTATCGAAAAGATAAAATTGATTGTCTGTTGATTTACGAATCAAACCAGCGTGAGTTGGTGTTGCGCCGCGATCAAAGTGACCAACGAATCCTATATCAAACGCATCACCAACCTGTCCATTTGCTAAGAAAATGATAGAATCATTTACAGACAAATTACTGACATTAAGTAATGTGTTAGATCCTGTTACAAATAAATTTCCTGTGATTGTCAAATCACCATTTATAGATCCGCCGCTGGCGCTCAGTTTAAGATTAGCAGTGTCATACGCTGCATTTGCTTGTGCATATACAACATTAGCATGAGCATAAGCACCATTAGCCTGCGCATAGGCACCATTTGCTTGAGCGTAGGCTCCATTGGCTTGTCCATAAGCACCATTGGCTTGAGCATAGGCTCCATTAGCAACATCTCTGGCACTATTGGCTTGAGCATATGCTCCGTTGGCTTGGGAGTACGCTCCATTAGCCTGTCCGTATGCGCCATTTGCTTGTCCATAAGCACCATTTGCCTGAGCGTATGCACCGTTGGCAGTATCAAGAACATTGACACCACTTACTAATACTGACACAGCAGCATTGAATACATTGGCGCGCACCTCATCGCCAGAAGCAGATAGTGCTGTTTCACCAAGATAAATTGTGCTGTTACTTAGATACAGATCTTTAAATCGTTTAGTTGGAGTACCAATATCATATGTGACATTTAAATTAGGCTCAATATTTTGAGTTATCAAACTAGCAGCAACATTTAAGTTGCCTGTCATCGTATCACCAGCAAGAGAAACTTTTAAGTTTGCCTGAGCATAGGCTCCATTTGCCTGGGCATAAGCACCATTTGCTTGAGCATAGGCTCCATTGGCTTGGGTGTAAGCACCGTTAGCCTGTGCATAAGCACCGTTGGCTTGCGCATAAGCACCGTTAGCTGTATCTCTAGCAGTGTTTGCTTGAGCATAACCAGCGTTGGCTTGTGCATAAGCATCAGCAACAGCAGCGCCAGTCGTACTAAAGGAGATATTTGCATTACCATCAGCATTATCGAAAACACTGACTTGAATACTTGCTGTATTTACGAAGTTTAGGAACTTATTCGACAACTCACCAGCACTGTTTGCATAAACACGAGCCGTGTTTGCAGAAGTATTGGCTTGACTATATGCACCATTGGCTTGGGCGTATGCTCCGTTGGCTACATCTCTTGCACTATTTGCTTGAGCATATGCGCCATTAGCCTGAGCATAGGCTCCGTTGGCTTGAGAATATGCACCGTTCGCTTGACCATAAGCACCGTTGGCTTGCGCATAAGCACCGTTAGCTGTATCTCTAGCAGTGTTTGCTTGAGCATATGCATCTAGTGATGAGTCTAGCGCATAAAATACTCCATCACCATCATTCCATTTCCATTGATTTGTGTCTTCATCCCAAACTAGATTTGCATTTGGATCTGTTCCACGATTGATAGAAATATAGGCATTTAAAGTTGGAGAACCAGTTACGTTTGAATTAAGAATAATTTCATTGTCTTCAACTGATAATGTTTCAACATTAAGAGTTGTACTATTTCCGAGAACTTCTAAATTGCCAGTGATTACTAAATTACCACTGATTGTTCCACCAGTTAAATTAACTTTTAGATTGGCTTCTGCATAAGCATTGTTGGCTTGGTTGCGAGCAGTATTTGCTTGATCGCGTGATGTATTTGCTTGATCACGAGCTGTATTGGCTTGATCTCGTGCATTATTCGCTTGTATGTAAGCACCTTCTCTGGCTAACGGAAAGCCGCCTGCCGTAGATCCATCTTGTACAACGACGGTATCTTTATCCATGTCAATAAAGATTTCGCCAACCGCACCAGTTAAATTAGCGATATTTGCCGTATCGTATCTTCGGAATTGTAATGTTGTTGCCATTTAAGATCTCTCTATGAAGTACCTTTATTTATTATTTTCAATTATGCATTTAAGTCTGATGGGGATAGTGAGAAGCTGTTCATTAAATCAAATACTATTGATCCAGTCATTAAATCGATTGGCAACGCGTCTGATGATATTCTACTGGTTAACAATGATTTATAGTAAGTTAATTGTGAAGTTGGATCATTCGGTGTAAATCGAAGTCTGACCAATCCACTGCTAATATCTGAAGAGAATGTACCAACACCACTACCAATAGTTGTTTCAGCATATTTGACCAAATTTGTCGTTGCCCCATCATGTAACAGCATAATTTCAAGTGCCAAAAACCCAAATAGGTTTTCCACTTGCATTTGATATCTACCACTTCTATAAGTCGAAGCTGACCAACTGTCAACTGTTTCGGCAGAGGTAGTTGTTGTATCATATGTAAACTGTTGCGATCCAGAAGATATTAACGAAACATTTGCATTACCATTATCGCCAGATACAACAGAAACGGAAACAGTTGATGTATTGATGAAATTGATATTAGGTGTTACAGTTATGGATCCTGAATTGGCTGAGACTCTTACCGTTGCATTATTAGCTGCATTATATGCGTTATTTGCTTGAGCATATGCACTATTAGAGGTATTGCGTGCTATGTTTGCTTGAGCATAAGCGTCAGCAACTGCAGCACCAGTCGTATTAAAGGCTATATTTGCATTTCCATCAACGCTACTGACATCGACTTGAATACTTGCAGTATTGATGAAGTTTAGGAATTTATTTGAAAGTTCACCAGCGCTGTTTGCATAAACACGAACCGTGTTCGCAGAATTATTGGCTTGATTATATGCACCATTCGCCTGAGCATAAGCACCATTCGCCTGATTATAAGCACCATTCGCCTGAGCATAAGCACCATTCGCCTGAGCATAAGCACCATTCGCCTGATTGTACGCACCATTTGCCTGAGCATAAGCACCATTTGCTTGCACATAGGCACCATTCGCAGTATCGCGTGCTACATTTGCTTGAGCATAAGAATTATTTGCTGTATCACGCGCAGTGTTTGCTTGATTAAATGCAAAAATTAAATTAGCATGTGTAGCAACAGTATTACTCACAAGAGTGATACTATTTGCATCAATATTTGCTCGAAGAGTTGCGAGTGAAGTATTCGCAAAGTCGATCACATTATTCTCATGACCAGAATTTGCTAGGTTATCAAACAAATACCATATTCCGTCACCAGCATCGCGCGCGAAACCAGTATGCGTTACTGATGAGCCTGAGTTTTTAGCGCCGACAAATCCAATATCAACAATATCAGTGAGTATATTATTTGCAGCTAGATAAATTAGTGGATCATCAACTGTATACGTTGATGTATTAATAAATGTCGTATTGCCAGTAACAAATAAGTTACCAGAAATATTTAACGATCCATTTATCGTACCGCCAGTTAGATTTAATTTAAGATTGGCTTCGGCGTAAGCGTTATTTGCTTGACCACGAGCAGTATTCGCTTGATCTCTGGCAGTGTTCGCTTGATCTCGAGCGGTATTTGCTTGAAGGTACGAATTATTTGCTTGTGTTCTTGCAGTGTTCGCTTGGTCGCGAGCAGTGTTTGCTTGATTAAATGCATCCATTGCTAGATTTCGTACACTAGCAGCATAATAATCTACATAGAATTGTCCACGATAAAGGTTTCCGTTCCCCTGATTGGATCCATAATAATAAGTTGAACCAGCAGCTGATGATGGTATTGTCCAGTATAACGTGCCAGTTTGTTTGTTTTGTGCACTTGTACCAACACTTAGTGTACCGTCAAGCGCGACATGAGTTAATCCAGAAGATACTAGGCTGGTATAAGAATCAGAATAAAGTGCAAAACCTTGAGGTCCGTTTAATGGAGATACCAAATCAACTAATCTAAATGCAATAGTGCTGCCAGGTCGAAGCCATAGACTTGGATTTGCTTGCGTCGCGGGACTATCCCAGGCAGTGTATACGGCACCACTGGAGCCGCCATCTTCAAATGTTCTGAATACAAATCCTACGGGGTTTGGTTCAGTAACAGTAATACTATATGCTTCAGCTGACATATAATCAGAATTCGCTTGAGCATATGCATTATTGCCAGTGTCGCGAGCAGTATTGGCTTGCGTTCTTGCTGTATTCGCTTGTTCACGTGCAGTGTTCGCCTGATCTCTTGCTGCGTTGGCTTGAACATAAGCATCGCCAATTGACGCACCAGAAGTTATAAATGAAATATTCGCATTAGTTCCGTCTCCAGAAGGAGTAACAGAAACAAACACACTTGCTGAATTAATGAAATTAAGATGTTTTGCGTCTAGTGTTGATCCACTGTTCGCTGAAACTCTTGCAGTATTTGCTGCATTATTTGCTTGTGCATACGCACCATTCGCTTGAACATAGGCATTGTTTGCAGTATTGCGAGCAGTATTCGCCTGATCATAAGCGCTGTTTGCTTGCACATATGAATTGTTACTAGTATCGCGAGCAGTGTTTGCTTGAGTTCTTGCTGTGTTCGCTTGATCGCGAGCAGTATTGGCTTGTAAAGATGCAGGAGCAGCATATGTTGCTATTCGGAATTGTCCTTGAACACCATCATTATTGGATGGACTTCGATAGATATATTGTGTTGTGCCAGGCACATTTTGTGGAATTGTCCAAACAATAGTACCAGAATCAGCGAAACCTTTACCTGTTGTTATGTTACCATTTGTGGCTATATGATATATTCCTGATGTTACATGAGAATATACTCCAGCTATAAATGTTTGAACAGCAAAAACTTGTAATCCAGCGCCAGTGTCTGGATTCAAATCACTTAAAACAAATTTAACTGTTGTGCCAGGATGCAAGACAATTGTTGGACTATCTTCGTCTTCACCAACACCAGTCTCATCATTATAGCCATACAACAAATCTCCACTAATAGTATTGTCGCCTGTTCCGTTAGGATAACGAAATCTAAAATAATAAGTTGAACTGCCGCCAGGATTTGGTGCATATGCTTGAACATAATAAGTTACGGCTGGCGATTCTGATTTAGTATTAGCACTTTCATATGCAGTATTTGCTTGATTCCGCGCTGTATTCGCTTGTGTTCTTGCAGTATTCGCTTGATCTCTAGCAGTGTTGGCTTGGTCGCGAGCAGTGTTGGCTTGGTCGCGAGCAGTATTCGCTTGATCACGTGATGTATTCGCTTGATCTCTAGCGGTGTTTGCTTGAGCATACGAATCATTTGCAGTAGTTCTAGCAGTATTCGCTTGATCTCTAGCAGTGTTAGCCTGTCCATAAGCATCATTGGCAGTGCCACGAGCAGTGTTTGCTTGATCGCGCGCATTATTTGCTTGAACGTATGCAGCTGTGCTGGTTGCTGCTGAAGTTGCTAGATTGATTCCATCATTTGTGAAGAATGATTCTGCGAAAATAGCATTCGCGCCAGTGATATCACCAGCAGCTCCACCTGTTCCTATGACAATTGATGTACCAACATTCAATGTTGTTGTGATATTGGCTTGATTTGCATACAGTACTGTATTGATCGTTAGATCACCAGTCATTGTATCGCCAGATTTACTTACCTTCGTATTTGCTGTATTATATGCATCATTGGCAGTTGTTCTTGCAGTGTTGGCTTGATCGCGAGCACTATTTGCTTGCCCATACGCTGCGTTGGCTTGCCCATACGCTGCGTTGGCTTGCCCATACGCTGCGTTGGCTTGTCCATAGGCAGTATTTGCTTGATTGCGCGCTGTATTAGCCTGTCCATAAGCATCGTTCGCTTGTCCGTATGCAGTGTTAGCCTGTGTTCTAGCAGTATTCGCTTGATCTCTGGCATTGTTGGCTTGAGCATATGCGTTAAGAGAAGTATCAAATGAGTAGAAGGTTGAGCCATCATCCGACCAACCCCATTTATCAACATCTTCAGCCCATCTTAAGAATGTATTTGGAGAAGTGCCGCGATTAATTATCAAGCCAGCATTCAATGCAGGTGTTGATGTTACATTTGATAGAAGAACAATGTCTGCGTCTTCAACAATGAGAATTTCAGTGTTGAGTGTTGTACTATTTCCAGATACTACAAGATTGCCAGAAACAATCAAGTCACCTGAAATTGTACCACCAACTAATGGAAGTTTCGTATTTGCTTCAGCATATGCTGCATTTGCTTGTCCATAAGCGGCATTTGAAACGCCATAAGCGTTGTTGGCTTGATCGCGAGCAGTATTTGCTTGAGTTAGAACATTTAATCCACCACTTTCAAAGGCTAGTTCTGCAATGAAAGTGTTGGTTGTAACAGTGTCGCCATTTGTAGAAAGTATCGCCTCGCCAATATATACTGTGTTACCACCAATATACAAATCGTTAAATTTATTTGTTGGTGAACCAAGATTCCATGTTAAATTTTGACTTGGAATAATGTCGCCAGGTATAGTTAATTTTCCATCAGTATCAAATGTCCAAAAATAATTATTCGAAGCAATCGATATTGATGGATTTTCGCCATCATCAACTTTAAAATAACTATTCTCGCCACCAATATATAATTCAGCATTTGAATTATCTTGTTGCCCACCAGCACGAATGTGAATATGATTTGGTGCAGTCGGATCAATAATTAGATATTGATCTAATGTTGCACCGCTGTCTGGTCGAATTTCAATTGTTGAATATTCATAACCATCACCAGAACTGTCCGCAACAAAATTAATTGCACTGCATGCTGTGAAATTCGTGATATTACCTGGCAAGTCTAACAACCCATTGGCTCTAAACGTCCAAGTATAATTACCATTCGCATTTATCGTTACATCACTATTAGATCCAATACCTGTTGATAATAGTAGTGTATTTCCAGTGACAATGGTGCTAATATTTGCAGTGGCAGCATTGATTGTGGCGCCTGACATGGTCAGATTGCCAGTCATTGTATCGCCAGCTCTCAATACACGATTATTTGCAGCATCATATGCATTGTTTGCTTGTGCGTAAGCGTCATTAGCCTGAGCATAGGCTCCATTGGCTTGATTGTATGCACCATTAGCAGTTGTGCGAGCGCTATTTGCCTGTCCTCTCGCGGCGTTTGCTTGATCATAAGCAGCGCCACTAACTGCAGTAAATGCTACGTTGGCATTAGATCCGCTAGAAGAAACTTCAACTGTTATCGTTGAAGTATTAACAAAATTAATATTTTGTGTTGTAACGCCAGATGCACTGTTTGCGTATACTGTTACTTGCGCATTATTTGCTGCATTATAAGCAGCATTGGCTACATTATAGGCGCCATTTGCTTGAGAATAAGCACTGTTTGCTTGTCCTCTGGCGGCATTGGCTTGACCGTAAGCTGATCCAGCATCACCACCGCCACCACTGCTGATTGTTATCTTGGCTGATTTGCCGCGATCAGTTGCTGGTTGAAATACTAGATTACTTGTTGATCCAACTGTTATCTTCATTTAGTAATCTGCGGATAAACTGTAATAATACCCTCTATAACTCTAGACGTAACATTGTTATTAGTTTTCATTTTCACGTCATAGAGATATCTGCCAGCTTTTATATTAGCCGTTGTGGCAGCATTCATAGAAATTTGTACATTACCATTCGCAGAATCTAAAACTGTAATAGTTAAATTGGCAGTTACACCAGAAGAATAAAAGGACTTTCGAATTGAAGAAGAAAATGTGTAAAGTGCAACGTTGATAGGCGAGTTATCATCGTTGCTTAAATCTATTGCATACGAAAAATCTGTGCCTTGATCGCAATACAATTCTACTTGATTCGCCATTTAAATTCCTCAAAACACAGCGTTTTGAATATTTAGTCATAAGCAATACTTGGTGTTTTTACTTATGATAAATTATGGCATTTCGTTTGGTTGGATTTGTTTATTTAAGATCACTAGTGATCTATCTGGAGTAATTAATCCCTTTTCAACCAACATCTCCATATCGCTTTTGACATTAGTGTTTTCTAAATCTAAAATAGTCATCATATTAAAAGTTTCTACCCATGCTTGAACTAAAGAGTCAGTTTTTGCTGATTCTAGTATGCCAGCATATTCCAAATTAGTCATTCTCATACGAAATCCTAATTTTGTAATGATCGCTGGTATTTTTATGGGTGCTGGGTACCATGGTTTTTCAAAAGTAAGAACTTGATTTGTATTTGCCACCACACCTGCAAGTTGTGCGGGCGAATTAAAGGAATATGGATTTATTCCAGGACGTGCTAGAAATGTCTCCAACGTAAAATCAAAATTAACGGTTGAGATTGCAACATTCGGATTTATGGACCCCTCTTTATCATAATAAAGTAAAAACCTTGTATTTGCATCATATGATTTTACAAATCCAGAAAATACGAATTTGTCATAACTATTTCCTTGATAAATCCAATCCCCAAAAGAAAGAGTTTGATTTTCTAAAAGAGGACTTGTTTTAATTTTGTAAGTCACACTATCTTCTCTAAGAGCTAGAGCTGAAGGAGATTTGCAAAACTTATTATTAGTATAAGACCATCCTATTGCTGGTATGTGAGAAATATATTCTGTGATGTCTACCCAAGTTTCATTTTCTTTAGCGAGTGAATCATCATCAGCCAAAACAACATTTACAACCAAATTTTCTTCTATAATCGCAAATCTTTTAGACATTTTATTTACCTGGATTAAAATCGAAATTAGATGTAAAAACGGAACACGGCGCAGCCACCGCCACCAGTTGGCGTACCCTGAGTGATGCCGCCACCAGTATGACTATGTTGTTGTGCTTGCCCAGCCCAGTGATCTGTATTACTGTGTTGTTGCTGAGATCCTTGAGTTTGATTTTGACCTCCTGCACCACCACCACCCGCGCCGCCGTTTTGAGTAGTGCTATTAGTAAACAATCCAGCACCACCAGAACCACTTGCTTGACCAGTTCTTAATCCCCAAAGATGAGGAGTAGATGGGAAAGATCCACCTGCACCAACTCCGCCAAAAGGATTAAAGGTAGCGTGATTGTAATTATTACCTGGACCGCCACCACCGCCACCATGATTGCCTGCTCCACCTGTCGAGTGACTACCAGCGCCACCACCTGCGCCATATCCTAATGGAGTTGCTTGTGTACCTGCGCTGGCACCAAAGCCACCAGCACCAAACCATCCATTTCTGCCTGCTGCGGTAGAATTAGATGTATGTTCATTCGGAGATGCTTGCTGTTGACTTCGATTATCTAATGCTTTGACAGCCGAACCTATTGGGACAGGCAATAATGGAATCCCTATATGGGTAATCGCTGATTGATGATGTCCTGGTGCGTGAGACGGATTCGCTTGAGTTCCGCCTTGCAAATGTGCACCACCACTTAAAAAGAAAGGCATCCCAGGGACGTGCGACGGACTCGTGCCTGGATCGCGCTGACCTTCTGGATACAACCAAGAAAGTACTCGAGGACCACCTCTGTTACTGTATGGTGGTTCGCCGCCAGCGGTACCATAACCGAAATGTGTGCTTCCTGACGTCTGCTGATATTCTGCTCTATGGGTATTACTCCCTTGAAAAATACCACCACCTCCACCACCACCGAAATAACCCCTATCACCGTGATTACCAGGTGCACCACCACCTATTTGTGCATAAACCATACCACCAATTGTAATAGATGAAGTGCCACCTACAGCACCAGCACCACCAGCACCTATAGTTACTACGATCGGATCAGTTGTAACTGGAAGATCAAAACATGCTGCACCACCAAATCCACCACCACCTGGTGTTGAAAAACCTTCTTGATGATCTTGATGATACTGAGGCATCTGAGTGGCTGTTTTATGATTTGATCCAGTACCACCACCACCACCAACTAGCCAAGCATGAATTTGTTTTGTGCCTGGTGGAGCTTTAATTGTTATGGACGAATAATAAACAGGTGACTGAATGTATCGTGCAATTGGAGTAGCGAGATTTGGCGCACCTTTTCCAAATCCTAGAAAACCACCGTTATTCATTAGAAATCTCCTGCACGAGTTACAACAACATGGAATGTTTCTGCGGCATTTGTACTAGCGCGCAAAGACCATCCTGGAGCAAGAATAAGACCTTGGTTAATTAACGAGAAATTAAAAGTTTGCACTGTGGTGCTTGGTGTAGTTGCAGTAACAAGAGTTTCTTGCCAAAGATTAATATTTGTGCCATCAGACACATAAAGTCTGATAACGCCTGCAGTGGTTGTTCCCGTTGCATTTACAAAGATATCGTCAATACGCGAGCCTGAGGTAGCGTTTGCCGTGAATACAATGTTTACAACGCCAGTTCCGTTTCTGTTTGCGTTTGCAGAACCTAATACTTGTATTGCTGTTCTTGGTACTGCTGCATATTGTGCTGCTGTTGCCATATTAGAAATTCCTCTAGAGATTGATAATTACAAATTAAATTCAAAATACTTCTTATTTATATATCGCATGGTTTTCAGTTTAAGTTATGTCTAAATTTTCTAATGCGAAATTGACTAGATAATGCGGAACAGCCGAAGTCGGATTCAAAGAAAACTCAACATTTGTTTGAGTTACACCATTCGCTGTGATAGTAATATCAATGCTGGCTGTGTTATTAAAGTTCAAATTGCTAGCAGCCAAAACTAGCGTGCCATTAGCAAAAGTTGCAACCGTATTAGCAGCATTGTTCGCTTGTGCATAAGCACCGTTGGCTTGCGCATAAGCGCCATTAGCCTGTCCATATGCACCATTTGCTTGATCGTATGCTGCATTTGCTTGCGCGTATACGACGTTGGCGTGTGCATAAGCGCCATTGGCTTGTCCATATGCTCCGTTGGCTTGCGCATAAGCGCCATTAGCCTGCGTGTATGCTCCATTCGCTTGTCCATACGCGCCATTGGCAGTATCACGAGCCGTGTTGGCTTGATCGCGAGCTGTATTCGCTTGATCGCGAGCAGTGTTTGCTTGGTCTCGTGCATTAGTGGCTTGATCATATGCTGTTTTTACAGAATTAGGAGCAGCTGCATTTACTGTACTTGTTGATACAACTGAATCTGTAACATTTTGCGTGGTTAATATTGTTACATGTGTTGGGGATCCATTGGCATTCGCTGTTGCTTGCCAAACTTCAGAAGCTGCAATAAATTTAAGTTCTGCATTACCTTTACCAGAAGATCCACGCTTTATTCTGAAGATGCCATCGCCATCACTAGCAACGTTTTGTCGTAAAACTAGAGTGTCGCTGTCGTTAACCGATGATCCAAGAACAGTTAGATTTCCTCTAACCTGCACATCATTGAATACACTATTACCATTCTGAATATAATAAGTCGGATCACTGTCTATACGAATATTTGATGCATGTACATTGGTAATATTTGCAATGAATAAATTTGCTGATGTTGCAACATACAACACACCATCTACATTGACATTCGTCTGAAAGATTGTATTTGGTTTGATATTTAAAATAGCATTTTGACTGCTATTAGTAAAATGCACATTTGAATTTGAGAAAACAACATTGGCTGAATCAAACTTGACATTAATGTTTGCTTGAAATAATGCGCCAGAAGCGCGATTACTCATTGCAACATTACCAGATTGAACTAAAATATATCCATCATCATCAGTTTCGACTGAGTCAACAGACATTAATCCACTGACTCGAGCATTCGCATCTACAGTTAATGTTGTTCCAGTTGCTTTATCTAGCAGCAAGAAACCATCTGTAATAATAACATTACCAGTTGGTTTTGTAAAATTTCCGCGCGCAATTTCATTTACGTCATTCGCTTGTAAATTATCGCGAATGCGCCATTGATCAAATGTATTTGCTGTCGAAATTATTGCAACATTTGTTGAATTTGCCATTTATTACTTCTCGCGGCTCACGGCTTTTAAAACATCGCCGAGCATATTTTTTATTTCGGAAACTTCTGACTTTAAGTTATTTATTTCTGTTTCCATCTTCTTTTTTCTTTCCAGCTCAGCCATTTTTAATCTATGTTGAGCCACAACAGCTTTATCAGTATTTAAAATAGCAAAATTATTTAAATCTTTTATAAGAGTTGGCTTTTCTTTAATTTTTGCACGATCGTTCATAATCAACCCTCAGGAACTGCAGTTATACGAAGGTTTTTAATTTTTGGAACAACTGATGGATCTGCAGTCATTAAACAAACCTTTATTTGAAATGATTTAAATACACCACCAACAGGATAATTTTTTCCATTTTCAACATAGGAAATTCTATTTTCAACCAATGATGGTCTGAATTCTAAACCAATCAATGTTCTTCCATCTTTAGACGACACATCATTTACTTTGCCCATGCGACGCCATCTTTTTGCTGAAATTGTTTCTACATCATCCGCAGAAACTACCTTATAATAAACTTGCACATCAGTTATAGCAGGTCTAATAACGTCCATAAACACTCTCAAATCACCAGATTCAAATCCATCTTCAAGAACTGTTTCTCGCGTAATATATCTAGCGATCATATTACCGCCTCTTTGATCAGTCTCGCCATTAATGATTGCATAGGCTTGTGTGGTCGATGTAGCATTACCAGATGCTATAGAAATATTCGGCGTCTCAACAAAACTACCACCACCAGACGCCAACACAATGTAGTCTACAGTATTAGTTCCTTCGGTGTTCGCTACTGCGAATCCAAGGCATCCGACACCGCCACCACCATACACATTAATGTTGTAAAATCCAATATTTGCGCTGTTAGCCAAATACGTTTCACGATATAATTGTGCATATGTGTTCAATGAATCTAACGTGCTTCCATGAACATTTGCTGTTGCAGTGCTAGTAATCGCGTTATAACCAGATCCTTGATTTGTAATTGATATTAGTGTATTCGATAATCCACCATTATTAATGTAGAATGTTGTAAGATGCGCTGCAAGTCTATCATAATTAATCACTGGCGATATATTTGGATTTGATGTATACAATTCTGTTGTTAGAATATAACTGTTTGCATTTCCTCTAAGAACACGACGACGATTTAATGCTGCACCAGTTTTTCCTGATGCATCGCCCAACAACCCATATTCTATAGGTTTATGCGGAACTAAAGGAACACCGCTTCCTGCTTCATATGCAGTATTTGATGTGTATACACCTTTTAATCTATATTGAACATTTGCTGCAGGGAATGTTAAGTCTGTAGAAACCAACATGATTCTATCAACATCAGTGTTAGCCATAGGTGTTTCATCAAGATTAAAAGTAGCAGTTCCGCTTGACGCAAATACTGCTTTATTGATTACAAACATTAAATCTTGATTTTGATATGGCGACCATGTTGAAGAATTTTGTGAACGGAACAGCACACCAGCATATGGTTGTTCAGAAATTCTTCTTGGTGGAGATGCACCTAAAACATCCTGCCCCAATTCAGCAATATACAGCTCATAATCAGGCGAATCTGATTGAATAGTGATTGCATATTCCCTTGAAGGCTCTAGATACACAGGATCATCAAATGTAAATTTTGTAAGTGTTGCAGAGTTTGATGTGCTTGGTAAATCAGAAACATTCACATCTTTTGCTTGTATGGTTTTTTGCGAAAGATAATTTTTTGTTGGGTAACCATTCTGAACTTCTGCAATTTTAACTGTTACAGGAAGTTGCATTGAACTTCGTTTTTGTAATTTTGAGTTATTGAAAAATCCACCAGGAGCTGGTTTATTCTTAAAGAACAAATCTACTGAAGAAACGAAGATACCATAATCTGTTTGGTTTCCCTCTGGTTTTGGTGTGGAGAATGTTTGAGATAATCCATCACCAAGCGGAACTCTTGGTGTTGTTGATGCAGTTGAACCTGTAACTGGAGATTTATTAACTGAACTATTATATGTTCTATCCGCTGGCGACATTGGACGAACCAATGCATCAGAATCTAGTTCAGGTAGTGGTGGCAAATTAGGTGTTGTTTGAATTCTTTGAGTAGATTTCAATATACCACCAGCAGAATAAATTGCAGCTGCTCTCATGGTGTAATCTGGATCAGCTACAGTATCTGTATCTGTGATTGTAAATATACGTTCGCCAGTTTTAAATTTAAAGTTAGCAACTGAAGGAATATGATAAACACCAGATAATGAACCATGAGCATCTGTTTCAAAATTACCAATTGAATAATGCGTTGTTGCGTCTGGAACAAATGTTATTGCACTGTTTAATTGTAAAGCACCTGGAACGCTATTAGCTGAAAGACCAACTACTCTACGAATTTCGCCGATTCCAGATCCAGCAACAAAGTAAATCAAATTTCCATTTGCTGGTGCTAATCCACTTCCAGAGTTTAAAATTACGACAGAAGTGTTTTCTCCTTGAATTCCTGTTCCAACTCCCGAACGATGAACATAAGAACTTACATTAATTTTAATTGTAGAGTTGGTTACGCTTCTAACATTAGAATTTGATGCAAAATCTGCAAGATTAAGTGCTTTTACACCAAGAGGCTGCGCAGTTGGATTAGATGTATTCCATAGATACGCTAATCCATTTGAAGAAGAAGATGCAGCGTTTACATTAATTTTTCCGTGTAGTGGATCAATTGCAATTGATCCCATACCTGATTCACCTAGTGGGTTGTAATATTTAACAACGCCTCTAAATGTTGCATAATCATATCTCTTTGATCCACTTGCGCCGCCCACAAAAGTTTGATAAACAATATCACCGACTTTAAAGTCGTTAGTCATAGACGTTATAACATTAGCACCAACTGCGGTGACATTCAAACTGATATAATCTTTATTCAAGTATAAAATATTTTCGCCAGAAGTTGAAATAACTGTTGCGTAACCATTATTTCTTTCTGTTGCAACAACCCCTTCTCCAGGATAAAAAACGTCAGACGTGTCTTTGTTTACAAAAGATGTTACATTACAGTTAGCATATGTGAAACCTGTAGAGACATTTTCAATAAACAATTGTGCATCTTTATCAAAATCACCATCTAATCTACGAACAACTATAGTAGAATTGGCAGAATAAAAAGATTCAACAATACCATTAAATGTATTGACTGTATTAGATGTGCCTTGGTAAACTATGTCATCAGCGGTAACTGTAGTTGCATTATTTCTGCTAAGAGTTATAACCTTTTTTGAGTCAAGAAGCATTCTATTTGCAGCTTGACAAAACATATTAATTCCAATATCATCAAAAAACAATTTAGATAGTTTAAATGGTTTTAAGTTGTGCGCTGCAAATTCGACCTCGTTCGATCGAATATATGGGATCATATTTGTATCAACAACAACTTTTCCGAAATTAGTCGTAGGCATATCTTTTTATCCTAATTAATCTTTAATGTACAGCATATTCGAACATACCAAAATCGAAATCACCGCGCCCACCGCTGCCACCACCACCGCCACCGCCAACGTAATCATCGCGAGCAACATCAGAAATATCGATGACAGGTTGTGAATAATCAATCTCATTCAAAGGTGCTGGACCAAGAGTGATTGGTTGTGTGAAGATTGGAATATCTGGTGGCACTGACCACAACTCCAGTAACGCCGCCGTTGGTGCATCATATGGTGGCATAATTATTGGATAGAAATTGCTGCCATCAAACCCACCAAATGTGACTGGTGTAATTGGCGGTATAATCCATGGTATTTCGATCACTGGTTTATATGGTGGAGGAGTACTCGGTTCAGTTGGAGGTGGAGCTGGTAATACCACTGGTGGCAGAGGTAATTCCTCAACTGGTGGTGGTATGTAAGGCGGAATTGGTGGATCCAATGGCGGTGGATACACAATCGGTGGTGGTTCTGGAATCGGAGGATTTACAGGTGGAGGTGGTGGTGGAGGAGGAGGATCAGGTGGTAAAAATTCTGGAGGTGGGAATGCTGGCATTTTATTATGTGACAATAATCCCTCACAAATATAAGTATGCGCATCATTCACGGTGATTCTTACAACTTCACCAGTTGCATAAGATTTGATAGATTTAATTTCATAACTTTCTGGCTGACTGTAAACAACATCACCAGCTTTTAAGTTATAAACTTCCACCCACTCATTATTTACATAGAACTTGTGATCTTTTGAGCAAACAAAATTCACATGATCGAATTCAATTTCTACACGTTCAATATCTTGTATTGATTCTACGTGTGTGACTTCATGTTTACCCCATTCGAGAGTATTTTCGTGCATTGTACTCACAAACATCCCAACTTTTAATTCACCTGCACTTATTTCTGTTCCATCAGAAAGTGTAACATTCATCCATGGTGCTGGGCATGGTGGTGGCTCATCCCACCTCGGTTCTGGCCATGGCTCGGGTTGCGAAGTATGTATTGGTGGCTCTGGTGGTTGCGGTTGGGGCACAATAATTGGTGGCGGAGGAGGATTATTTACCACGACGTTGTAAATGACATTTTGTACAGGTGGATTTGTGCCTGGTGTAGTAATATATTGATTCGTAACATTGGTCGTTTGCACAATGTTTTGAATTGTTACTGGGGCTGGAGGTTCTCTGACAACTTCTCTTGTAAAGTGATGATGTTCAATAATTCTTTCTGGAACACTAATAATTTCTGGTTTAAGTTGCTCGTTTACCCAATAATCACTTTCTGGAACAATAGAAACAACACCATTAAATTGTCCAAACAAAAATGGTTGAATAGAGACTGCTTTATCGGAACACAAACCTTGTGTAATTGCAGGTGTTTCTGTGTAATTTAAGCTGACAGTGCGTTTGTTTAATTTTGTGGATGAATTACCAATATTCTGCAATCCAACGGGGTATGATGCTACTGCAGGTAACATAAATCCATTATTCAATGAAACTCTAAAGTCAACATTTCTAAAATCAGCAATATTAAAATTCCTGAAATTTTCGCCGATGAGACCATATTTTTCTTTCTTTGTACCGTCCTCATATTCAGTTTGATCTGCTAGCGCTAGATTCTCAACATTGTTCAATGATGTAAAAAATTCAACTTTTTGCAGACGTTTATCAATAGAAGCGATATCCCTCATAGTATATCTTCTATTGTCTTTATATTTTAGTTTAATTTCTTTGATATTTGAAACATATGGCGGCAATGAAATAGTATAAAGTGTCATTGCATCATCTAGATCTGCTGGAGCAACAGGTTGTGGTGATGAGCGACCTTTTACTATTCTAAATTCTTTATCTTTAGAAAGAACTAATTTATCGATTCTAGGTAGATAATATTCTAGCGAAAGTTCAGTAATCTCATCTGGCGCAGCTATGTTTGGGTTTTGAAATGCACCTGTTCCGCTACCAAGTTGTCTTGTTGGTCTGAAGTCTAAACAGTCGCGTAAATTAAAAAATTGCCCTGCTTGAGAAACATAAATTGGTATAAGCCCATTTTCATATTGAGACAACGAATATGAGTCTATTGAGAAGAATGATGTATTGGATGAGTTATAAACATGTTGATAAAAATCAACATGAACCAACATCTTCGCATTAGCAACATTATATCCCTCTTTTAAAACCAATTTAGCATGATCATACATATCATCGCGTTGACCGAAATCGCAATAAAATTGATCAGTAATATCTGTGTAATTATTTGCATCTGGCAGATGCGTTGTGTTACCCTTCAATATTCTATTAACTTTTACAACATCTGGCACAAATAGACCAATAGAATCTCCTGGGCGCACACTATTATAAGTTGCATCAGTTAAGAAAATAAATCCATGAGAAACATTAATATTTGCAACAATTCCATAACCTGGTAATGTAACTGTTGTATTTCCGTTTATCGCTGTTGGGTAAGTAAATGAACTTGACGTTGCAGAAAATGTTGTATTTGAAATAAAATTCTTATTACGAATAGAATCTTCTGCATCATTTTGCTTAACATTTACTATTAAATCAGCGCTGATTATATCAGGAACATTTGTATTAACAGTTAATGAGATAGCAGGAGAACCAATCGCAATATTAGCAGAAGTTAATTGTACGATGGATCCATTAGGGAAATATGTGTTTCCGTTATTATTTCTAACAATTAAAATTAAATTATCTTGAATTGCGCTTGTTGAATCCGTCCAAGGAATGGTTTCATAAGATTCGAGTCCTGAACCTTGCGCAATAGCAAATACACCTGCTGTTCCATTATTTGATCTGTTTGAGAAAAATTTTGTTGAGTTGTAATCTGCATTATTAATAGAAGAACGTTTAATATAATTACCTGGTAATTTAAAGATTAATCCATTTTTTATTCTTTCTTCTACGGCAGTTTCACCACCCAAATATTTTGAATTCAATGCAACATTCATTGATGCATTTGCAACTTTTGCCAAATTATTTCCAACAGCTGGACCTGCTACCAAAGACTCAGCATGCTCAAAATTATAGTTGAACGAAATAACGCTATTAGCATCTGCAATACCATTATTATTAAATGGTGAATCTAGAAATAATGTTCTAGTAGGACCATCATATCTTTCAATAGTTCTAGTTTGAGAGGAGACGTTTTGAAGATATGGTGTTTGAATATAAACTTCTAATGGATTGGATAAATTGTTGGTTGCTTCAATTGTTCTATCCCATGCAGTATTAACAGTAAGAAAATCGCCAGTTGTATTTACAGAAACAACTTGTCTAATCATGTTACCAACATGAATTACACTACCAACATTTACATTGGAGTTAAAGACGTTGGCAACTGCTGAGTTGGCATTTAAACGATAAGAGTTAATAAACACATTTGCTGTGTTAACATTAGCAATCGCATCAAGTCGAATTGGTAAAACTGTGATTGAAACATTACTATAGACATTCGTATTCGGAGACATTTTGTCATTGAATCGTAATGTGTTTGCATTTGAAGATGCAATATTAACTTTTACTGTTAATGGTTCAATATCGATATCTGTGAGATAAACTTTATAGACGCCATTTGAGTCAACATTTGAAGCATCAACTCCAAAAGAATCTGGGGTATAACGAATAAAGTTTCTAACTCGTGCTGTACCAATTCTGGTGTTAGCATAGAAGAATGCATTTGCAGTTCCGGAATGAGTGCCAGTTGCAGTAACATTATTGGTTTGCGCCAAATGAATGTCTACTTTTTCTAAACCAGCAATGTTTATGAATCCATTACTTGTTCCGCGAACAGAAGTTACATATATGTAATTACCGTAAGATAAATCAACATCTGTATCAACAAGTGCTTTGATATCAGAAGCGCTTCTTGGTTTTTCTGCTTCTAATTTCAGAGTTGCTAATGTTTCAAATTCAAAACCTTTTACATATGCCTTACCTGGTTCAATTGCAATAATATAATTATTTCCGCTTGCGCTATCTGTAACTGATGCGCGGAATGGAAGAACAGTGTAGTCGCCAGATTCATCAAATGTTCTACGAGCTAATGTTTTTTCTAGTTCGGCATAAACAGGATATTTTACTTGTTTTGTAATACTGCCATTTTCTAATCTCATCAATTCAAAAAACTTAGATTCGTCAACTTGCGTATCTAATGGTCTTGTTGATAATGTTAAATTAAATTGATAACGATCGGCGCCAGGAGCTTGGAAGTTAAATGATCCTTGTGCTGGATCTAATAAAGTTGCATCAATTTCGCTGTCAACGATATTCTCGCTTATTTCTAATCCAACTTTTACGTTTGCTGATGTACCATACGCAGATGCAACTGCAGTTTGATCATTAACTTGCACGAAATAACCATCAACATAGAACACACCTTCGTTAATGGACACAACTGTACCAGTACCAGTAGCATTTGATGCAACTAATTGTGCTTCTGTTGTAGAATTGATGATTCTGACGACATCGCCGTCTGTAAACTCATTTCCTGTTAGGTATTTTACCATAAGAGTTGGTATACCATCAACAGGGAAATATGTTGCTAGAACTTTAGCCTGAATCGTTCCAGTGCTATTTCTAATAATTGTGCCAACAAAATTTGTAACTTCAATATCTTGATTATTATACGTCTCAAGTAGTTTAATGTACTTTACTTTATTATCTAGAGTTAAGTTTCCACCAATAACTGGTGATCCATCTTGAAAGATATGATCGCCGAATTGTTTGATTTGATTCTGTAGAATAGATTGAATTTGCGTAAGTTCACGTGCCTGTACAGCCTTTCCAGGTTTGAACATAATGCGCATATAGTTATTATCTTTAGCATTTTGCTCAAAATCATCATAATACGGATCAACATTAAATTCCATGTTTTTCTACCTAGAATGTTAAAACAACTTTTACTTGTTCTACTTGATTTTCGTTGCGTGTTACATTTTTACGGTTACTTATATAGAGTACGTCACCCGTAAACTTCTTAATTTGTGATTCTGAAATTTCCAATATTGTGGTAATTGCACCAGAATCAGCCCCTCTGATTAATTGGGATGGAGAGTATGTTCCAGTTATATTATTTATATCGAGATAATTATCGGCTGAGTCCCAGTGAGCCACATTTGCAACCATTGTGGCTGTTGCCAAAGAGGTTCCAATGAATACTGTTTCATCATCGATAAAATTTGTAGTACCTGGATCACTCAAGAAAAGTCTATCTGTAACTCGATAATTGGTCAAATTCGCTGCATAAGCCCCATTTGCAACCAATGGGTCTTGTATTAAAGAAATTTGATTAAAATCAAAAGTATTTAAATTATCTGAAAGGGGAATAGTTGGATTAGCAGTAGTTTCTTCGCCCTCTAATTCTACAGTTATCATCAAACTACGCGCTCCAAGCTCCTCAGCTGGGAAACTGCCATGACCGCCTGGTGATGAAAATTCGATATCAAAGACTGCATCGGAACGCTGAATTGTAGCGATAGCGGTGTTTAGTGTTCCTGTAAATGCAGTATTTACTGTTATTTGTGTTGCACTATCAACTGTAACGACGTTTCTCGTTTGACCCGAAATAGTAATGAGATCGTTTTTATACACATTACCAGTAAATGCCTGATTAGACGTATTAGCAACATTTGCAAGTATAATTAAACCACTGGCGTTAACAGTACCACCTATGGTTGTATTTCCAAGCCTTGATGTATCAACTGCAGTTACAGTTCCTTTGGTATAATTATTTCCGCCAGTTAAAATAGATACAGACACAATCTCGCCATTTGAGACTTTAGCCACCAAATTAGCATTAGCGCCATCTGTATTTGTGACAGAAAGAATAGTCGATGTGTTACTATTGCCACCGCTCAAATACCCAGATCCACCCCAAAGAACATTAATAATGTCTATGCGTCCTGACTCAGAAGCGGCGATTACTGCAGCATCATTTGCTACTGGCATCAAAATATCTGTAAAGAATTTTTGTTTTAAACCAGGTGGAATTGTATACAAATATTTCCACTTATATCCATCGCCAGTCAAAATAAATGCATTTTCTGGCAATTGACCATCAATATCAATTGTGGGTTCTACTGTTGAAGTTGCAGAATTATTATTGTATAAACATTTAAATACTTGATCTCTGCTATTTCTAACATAAAAATTATTAGCATATAGTGGGAAAGTATTATCTTTTCTAAACACTGAAACATTAGAATTTGAGTATGTTAAACTGGTGTTTAAGGAAATAACTTTATTGCTTCTTAATGAAACAACTTCTCGAGTATCATTTCCAATAACGATTGTATTTCCAGGCGAAAGCGTAGAGTTAAATGCGGCAGAATTTCCAACGACAGTTGTACTATTCCCAATGAGCGTAATTGTTGCAACTGTATTAGTATTTGCAAAAGCGCTATTGACGATTAAATGTGTATTATTTGTTACAGAAACAACAGTCTTCGTTGATAAATTTACTGCAATTTGATCGCCAGGAAAAATAAATGTGGAGAATGATGTGCCATTACCCACCAACACATTTGATGCTGCAATATTAGCATTGCCAGTTAAAACGGTATTGGCATTTGCATTAGCAGTACCAATGTTTGTAGATTTGTTGTAATTGTAAAGTTCAATATCATCTTTATATGCATCATATGCAATGCCAGAAACCCAATCTCGACGGGCTAAAACAACTTGCATATCAGATGCAGCAATTTTCTTAATTCCAACTAAATTGCTGTAGAGCTCATTTATTTTATTTGTCGTGAAAACAACATCATCAACATTAGAAGAAGTGTTTCCGAATGCTGCTGATCTACCAATTCCAATAAAAACATTAGAATGTTCTGAGAAATGATCCTTTACATCATCAGCTGTAAATTTTGCAAATAATGGTGTGATGCTAGATTTCATGTTTTATTCCGACGTAAGAGTTACTATCTTATAAGTGTAATCTGAAGTTGAATAATCAGGTACTATTTGGTATACCAGATTTGTAACGTTCGCAAAGATAGCTGTGTTTACAATGAGACTATTTCCTGAAATTGAAGATACAGTTTTGAGTAGAACGCTATTGGCATTGATGTATTTATTAGTTGCAGCGTTGGTGAATGCAGAATTTACAGTTAGACTACTGCTATTTGAAACTACAGTAACTGTTCTAACTTCATTATTTACATTAACTTGGCTTCCCACAACAACATTTCCAACAAAGTATGTTGTATTTCCACCAACAGTGTTACCAGTAATTATTGTTCCGCTGACATTGACTGTTCCAGCAAGCTGAACATTAGTAATGTTGACTCTAACTTGGTCACCTGTAGCCACAAAATCGCTTACAGCATTTACATTACTTGAAATCTCAAAGTGCGTATTTCCCGTATTTGTTTTTAATTTACCTTGACCGACGTATATAAAATCACCAGCAACATTTAAAGACGTGTTACTATCAACAGCTGTAATAATCTTAGATTGAGTTCTAAGTATATTTGTGTTGTCTACTAGAATAAACATATCACCGACGTTAGCCTTATATGATGCAACAAGGAATGCTGTATTAGTTCCAGTTACAACATTTGAGAATGTGTTTGAAACCACGATAGTTGATGCAGTATTAATTGGCAATATCAGATCTACATTAGATTTGCTTATTGCTTCTGTAGAAGAAGATGATTTTAATACTGTTCTTGCCAGTAGTTCTAAACCTGCTGGGTGTGCAATGTTCCTTAATGGAATTTCAAATTCCGAAAGACTCTTTTCTGACTGAACAATGTATGAGAAATTGTGATATATTGTATCGTCTTGCAATCTTTTATCTGAACTTGGGAATCCATCTGAATTTAGATAGAATCCATTAAATTCTATCAAGCCATTAGCGAATTGAGCATTTGCTTTAGCGCGCCCATTACCATAATACATTGGATTTACCAATCCACTTGCAATTGCTGCTGCTGGGTATTGCGCTGGCGCTGGAACATGTGCCGACGTATTTACGTTACATGTGACCCCATTAGCACTTATAATCGGAACAGTTGTATTAATAGTGCCAGAATAATCATAAAGTCTTAGAACATTTGTAGATCTGGTGTATGATTTAACATTCGCTCTAAATGTAGATGCAGCGAAAGACGCACCTTGGTAAACGTATTCTTGTTCAACAAATCCTTCATTTTCTGGGATGGCTGTGATTACTGTATCCACGACTTTTAATGACGTATTTGGTACAGCGGTATAATCGAATCCGCGATATAATAAACGTAAATTTTGAACTCTTCCGATCGCATTTGTTTCAATTGTATAATCAAATCCGTCTCCAAATAAAAATGCAGTTAACGATGCACCAGTGCCACCTGCTGTTGTAATTTGGCAATTCGGTCTGACAGTGTGACCTTCGCCTCTATCTAAAATACTGACGTTAATAATTGAACCTGATCCATTTACAGTGATCGATGCATTACCGCCATAACCACGTCCGACAAACGAAATTGTATCTGAATTTGAATATCCAATTCCTGGATTATTGATGTAAACGTGAGCAACTTGACCTAAATCCTTGAATGTTTGCCAGTACTGCCTTTTATTATTACGTTCGGCTTCTATTTCATAATCATAGTTATCAGATAGATTTGTATCATAATGAGAAACCACATCAAGAAGTGGTTCTGATCTAAAACCAAATCCGCCGTTTATAACTGAAATTAATGCCACGCCACCAGTTTCAACAGTTTCGTAATCAAAAAACTGGATTAATTTTGCATTAGCATTAGCAGGTAATGGGTATGTTGTGATTGAATTAAATACAAATTCTTTAGAAGTATTTTTAGTATAAATTGATGCGCCTGTCAATACTGTTGAAAGTGCGCCAGTATTCGCAATGTCATAAATGATTAATCCACCTGTGTATGCCGCACCACCAGATCCAAATGGTCCGCCATCACCGCCATTTGGTGTTGCTATTTTTGCAGTAAATAATGCATCACTAAAGTTGTTACCATTAGCCCATATTTGTTCATAGTTATTAAAATCGTCATTAGCATCATCTTCTGTAACATTTAATAATGCATTTTTTGTATTTAATGTAAAGACTGCTATGTTCGCATTACCAATGTCATAATCTTTAGCAAATTCAATTACTGTTTTGCTGTAAGTAATGTTTTCTGTGAATGTGCGTTGACTGTTACTCGAGACGGAAGAAAGATTAAGAGCTTGTAATCTTAGGTCTGTGCTTAAATTTGCGGCTGGATCATCGCCAATAGATCTTAAGACAAGAACTTCTGTGTTTGGTGGGTAAACTCTGTATCCATACCCAGGAAACACCACATTTACTTCTTCAATAGAACCTATAGTAACATTTCCAACAATTGCTATAGCATCTTCAGCTTCTGCAGTAAGTGCAAGACCACCAGTTATTACTACTGGATCGCCGACATTATACAATAAACCACGGCGTTTTTGTTGTGGATCAGTTCGAATATTTGAATCAACACGAATATTAGATAATGTGCCGATAATTTTTTCTGAGAATACCTTTTCTACGCCATTCGCGTCTACATAGTTAATAATGATAAATTCGCCATTTTCAAAAAATCTTTTAATATTTGAAATGTAAATTTCAATAATTTCACGCCCACTATCAACATCTACAGTTCTATTTGCTGATTCTACAAAACAAGTTGCTCCAGAATTTTTACCTGTGACAATTCTTTTTTCTAGTAAATTAACATCAACTGTTTTATTAGTTTCAGAAACAGTAATTCTAAATGCTTTAGGTTTTTTCCATTTACCATCAGAAGTAATTAAAATTTGTTCTTTTGGATAATTGAGTTCAATATCTTCATTAAACAATGCTCTAAAGAGCCACTTTACTGACTCATCACTACCTTTTTTACTATAAAATTCTCTTGCGCTTTTTAATATTTTTCGAATATCAAGAGAGGCATTTTCTGGAACATACGGCAGTAATTCATCTCTGAAATACTTTATGAATTCAGATGGCGTATCATCAATGTCTCTATAACTAGAGATTTGCGTTGCATGATAGATTGTATTACCTGCAGTATTTGAAATGCCGTCAGGATTATTTTGTTCAAGCCATTGATAATATAATTCTAAAAATCTTTTGAATTTAGGATTATCTGCTTTTATAAAATCAGGAAGCTGAGATGGTATAAAAGCTGAAACTATTTTTTCTGCTGCTGACATTATATTACACTACGGATGTTATACTTGTGCTGATAGCAGTTGGATCGGAAATATCCAGCGTTAATATTGTATTTTTTTCTGATTTGAATATTTTATTCAACGGAACAACTTTTATCACCAACGTTCCAAATGGATCAGAAATAGAAGTTGGTGCAAAATTTCGTAGCACAACAACTCCATTTTGATAGTCGACATCGCCTGCATCTTCGGTGATGACTCTTTTAATTTGATTTACGTCATAATAATAAATTCTAAGTTTTCCTTGGCGTCCTTGTAGATTGGCTTTTGCAGTTGCTCCCGATCCACTGCCTCCGGAAATAGAAACTGAGGCTGAGGTGTATCCACTGCCAGGATCAGTGACCTCAATTCTTTTTAATGCACCGTTGACAATAAGTGCTCTTGCTTTTGCCCCAGTTCCATCACCTTCAATAATAACTGATGGTGTTGATACATATTCACTTCCAGAGAACACAACATCTATAGAATCAATTCCTGTATATGACTGCAACACTTCTTCAATGAAAGAGTCGCGAGCAATCCCAGTAGAGTCTAGATATTTAAATGATGGATAAGAATACAACTTCTTAGAAGTCGTTCCCTGCAGTAATGCTGCACCATAATTTAAAGTGTATGTTGCCGATCTTGTTACATCAACTGTAAATCGTTTTTCTAGCACAACTTCAAGATCATTACTTACAACAGAAAAATCTGAATCATCAATTGCTCTTGACAATTGGGAGACTCTGAATGTGGAGTTAAATGAATTTAAATTTGTATTAGCAAAATTTTGAATTGATCCAATCACTAATGCACTGATCTCATCAGGCGTTTTTGTTGTTTTAGTTGGATCAAAATAAATGTTAACATTTAAATTAAGATAATTATAATCTGCTGAGACATACTCAGGCGTCACAGTTAAAATACTAAATGGTTTTATAATGGAATTTTTTACATACTCAATTTCAGTAGATGTAATTTCATATCCACCAACAGGTTTTGCGGTAAAATAAACTTTACCATAAACTGGTGGCACATTTTCCTCACCACCCCAAACATTTACTGCTTGGAAATACGGATAATCCCGATTAATAAGTGCAATATAATCATTTTTAGTAACTGCACGATTTTGTGATATAAATGCTTTTGGCGCTGTAAATCGAATACTTTCTATATCTTCTGCCGCTGCCCCTGAAGTTGATGCAGAATTCGTCGTAATGGATACTGTGCTACCTGGAAGAATTGTATCAACTAATTTAAATGTTTGTAGACCATTAGCAATCAATCCCGAAGAAGAAATATAAGATACGATTAAAATATTACCATCTAGTAATTTTTTACCAATAATTCCATCACCGAAATAAATTTGATATTTGCCGTTTTTATTTTCTTCAATATAATAAACTAAAGCATTTGAATCAACATCTGTAGCGTCGCTTGCTAGAATGTAAGTGTTTTGAGTAGCATTTTCAGCAGATACCTGCACACGAACTTCTATTGTTGATGTGTCAATATTAGACTCAGGTAATTCAAATATTTGTCTTGGATTTGTTTGAGAACTGTATGTAAATGTAATCGCCAAAGGTTGTCCTTCCTTTACCTCTAAATTCTCAGTTGTAAATAACCCAGTGCTATTATTTTTTGTGATTGTTCTAGAAGATGGATTTACAAATACGAAATTGGTCCCATCTTTTGACTCAGATAAAAATCTTGTAAATCTAGGAATGACAACTGTGCTGTTAGCGTCACTCGTTACAGGTGTAAATGAAACATTAATTGTGGCGCGAGAGGCAACAGTTGATCTAGGAGTATAACCCAATAATTTTGCATGCGAGACAACCGAAGAGCGACTTAAAGCGGTATCAATAAACATTTCATTAGATACCATATTAAGATAATATCCCATGTAATGTGTGTTGTATGCAAGAATATCTAGAAGGACGGATAAACCCGATCCTTCAAAATTATAATCGCTGAATTCTGATTGCGATTTTAGAAAATTCTTTAAATTATCTTTAATTGTATCAAAGTCGAGTTCAGCAACTTTGAGTTTAGCGTCTTGGTTTGCCATTTGTTATCTTATTCGCTCCAAGAAAAATGAGATTGTTATTGGATCTAAAACATTTTTTATAAAAAAAGTTATTGTAACATCATATTGATCAAGATCAAAATTAGGTGTTGCAGTTATTTCCTCAATAGTTATTCTTGGCTCATAGTTTTTTAATGTTTCAAATATTGAATCACGGATGAGTGTTGTAGTTACATCATCTATTGGCTCAAACAAAAATCTCTTTAGATTTGAACCTAAATCTGGATTAAATGGTCTTTCATAATGCGAAGTGAGGAGCAGTGTTTTAATTGATTGCGCAATAGAGTTCTCGTCTTTCTTTTTTAAAATATCCTTTGTGACTGGATGAATTCCGAAATTTAAGTCAAAATCTGTGTATTTTCGAGCGACCAAACTCATTTACTATCCCTCAAATTCCTGCTCAGATTGCTCTACGGCATTGTCAAATGCTGTTAACGTAGATTCTTTGGCGACACCAAGATCAACAAACATAGAATAAGTTACGCTATCTGGGTCATTGTATTCGTCTGTTAGACCTATAACATCGGAAGATGCCGTTAAATTATTAGAAGCCTCATTAAAATTATTTGTATCTATTTCAACAATGTCATTCATAACATTTGCTTGATTATTTAGTAGTTCATTAATATCCGTTACAATAGTTGCTATCGCAGTCTGCCCAGATATTGTTCCGGAATCTAATCTTAAAATCTGATCCATTTTAGACTGAACGCTTATGTTTAGTTTATCTTTAATTGTGTTAAGAGTGTCGCCTGATTTAAGAGCGCCTGCGGTATTAGCAAGAAACCCTTTGGTAGTGTCAGAGCCCAATCCATTTAACATCTCACCGACATTCTGTAGTTTCTTAAAATCTGGTACGGCATCATTTATCGCAGAGGATAAGCCAGAAAGATTAGATGTATGAGCCTGAAGATCGCCTAGTTTTGTCGTAACTTGAGATATGGCGTTTGTTATATTAGATAACTGACCACCAGTAAGTTTACCTGTAATGTCACCCAATTTACCACTTACACCACTCACAGCACTTCCAATGGCGGATTGCGCCAATCCAACAGGATTTTGGACTAATGAGGCAATAGACCCAGCTTCTTGAACAACAGATGCAATTTTTCCAAGCGCACCACCAAGAGCTCCTGCACCACCCGTTCTAATTGCTACAGGCAATCCACCAACTGTGACCGTCTTTATTTGCTGCAGATTAGTTCCACCGTTCGTTTTAATGTCATTGATTTTATCTAAAAGTTTAGCCTCGATTTTAGCAATAATTTTTGCTTTTGCTTCTGTTAATGCCATTATGACTGACCCCCATTAATAGACTTTAATATATCAAGCACTTCTTGGTTTTGTTCAGCTTCATCAGTTTGAGCCTCAAATCGCTCAAAAACTTCTGGGTTCGCAGCATATGATGGAACATTGTCGATCTGAATAGTTTCCGTTTTAGGATAAGTGTGTTTAGCGATCACATTTGTTAGTTGATTTTGTGCAATGTTATAAACTGTTGTCAAAATTTCATTTTGAATTGTACGGTCAAACTTAAATTCCACATTGTTATTAAACGCCAGCTGGGAAACTTGATCTATCCTATTCAAAAGGAACTGCTTAGGATCTCTCGCTAATGAGATAATATCAGCTACATTATTATTAATAGCGATACCAAACCCATCAACTTTACCTGCCAATTCTCCTATTGGCAGTTTGTTAGCAAAATCTTTAATGATACCATCAGCGGCAGCGCCAAGAGATTGAGCCACACCACTGATGGTTGATGTGATACCGCCAGCAATTTTTCCGAGAACTGATTGACCCTTTGGAACTTCAACTTTCTTAGATGTAACTTTAACTTCCTGCAATGAATCAGCGCCAGCTGAAACAGAATTTGCTTTCGCAGCTGGGTTTGCTGCCAGTGCAGCTGCATCACTTGCGGATTCTTGTACATCTTCTGATGATGGTGTTGATCCACCACCCTTCAATCCAGTGCCAGAAGCTGATTTCACTGATCCGCTTTGGATATTTACCTTTCCAGCTGGGATATCAACCGTAGCACCACCAAGACCAGCTGTGGCACCCTTCAAATCTAGTCGCCCACCAGCTGTAAATTTACCACCGCCGCCAGCTTTGAGGTCCATTCCACCTGTTGATTCAATTTTAACCGAGCTGCCTTTGATTTTAACGGCACCATCAGCTGCCATGTTAATCTCAGATGCTTCAATGTTAATTGTTTTTGTTTTAAGATTAAAATTACCATCAACTGTAATTGCAGCTTTGCCTTTGATGTAAATAAAGTCATCGCCCATAATCACAGAATAATTATCTTTCTGAACTCTCTGAATTTTAGAGCCATCTTTATCATATTCCATGTATGCACCCTTACGATGAGCCAAATGTACGCGCTCATTACCAGGTGTATCATCAAATTCTAGTGCATGCCCCGATTCAGATTCAAGAGCATTGTTGTATGGGTATTTTGGTTTAAAAGATGGCGCAGGTTCGCTCCAATTAACACCACCAGCAGACTTTACATTCTTTTTTAGATTTTTCTTTCGAGTTGCTATAATTGTACTATCAACTTTACCGCGAGATAATCTGTTGAGCGTTGGTTCTTTTAAATATTTACTCTTTGGATACTTGTCAGAATCATCATCTGGTTTTTTAGGACGACCAGAAAGCGTATTTCCTGGATCAGAGAATCCTCTTTCATACTTTGGTTTTTCTTCGGGTTTGCCTGGGAAAATTCCAAGAATAGCAGGATTCTGAGCATTCGTTCCATCGACAAAAAATCCAAAAACCATGTCTCCTTCTTTCGGTGTATACACATTAGGAGCATTAATTGGTAAAATTGGATGTGCCCATGGTAATGAATCAGTCGGAATTAATGATTTGTCATCTGAGTGAAATCCAAAACAACGAACACGGACGCGACCAAGTTGTTCTGGATCCTGGCGATCTTCAACAACGCCGATCCACCATATAAATCCTTCTAATCCTATAAAATTTTTAATTGCACCAGGCATTATTTACCCTTTTTAGCCAATTTATTCAATCCATCTTTGGCTGCTGGTAGTGGTTCAGAGAAAGAATCAGTTGCAAGTTCAGCAACACACTCAAATGAGTTTTCCTCACGAATAATTTTATAGTTTACAGCAGAAACAATGTACTTTCCAGATAATTTTTTATTCAAACTTCTTCCACCACTCTGTTTTCCTTCAAAAAGTGGAAATTCGACCTCAACAACGTCTCCTGCCTTCATTTCCGTGTCACCAGGAAGCGTAACTTTAATGCGAAAATGATTTAAAAGAGACATATGTAATGCTCTTGGTAGTAACCAAAATTTAATATCGTTACTTTTTTCTGATTTTGTGTCGTTTATCGTCAAATAAGTTCTAAAAAACGAATTATAGGCAGTAAAAAGAGTTTGATCTTTAGAATTTTTAAAACTATTAACAGGTTTAAATTTGTTTAGTAGATTTTTCTTGGCTTCAGCAACTTCTAAACTATAATCAAGAGTCTCATGTTTCTGAGAAAATAAGTCAATAGTAAGCAATCTTGAGGCGAACGATCCATTTGTCATTGAAGTGATCATATCAAAGTCATTTATAATCTCAAAGTCGTCCATTGAGTCTTTATTCAATGATGGATCGCTATCCGACAACTTAACTTCATACTTTATTTTTTTATATGGTTTTTGCTTCATCATTGTTTGTAATGATGTTAATTGAAAGCCATCTTTATTTTCAAAAAACATATAACAAAATTTATCTTGAGCATAACCGCGAGCCGTTGCCCATTGTATTGCTTCAAATGGACGATATGCTGGAATAATAAAATCAAAATTTCCTTGCGTGTCTTCTAATTTAGCAATACGATTAGACTCTACTTTAAGTTCTTTGCTTAAAATATCTAGAACTACATCTTTAATTTTAGTAGATTTATATGATTTACTTACAAGCATAGAATTTGAAGAAATAAATTCATCTGAACAAAAATAAACATCATACATCTGACCAGAATTAGAAGTTGCTTTTCTATCTGCAACTTTATACACTCTAAAGATTCTTTCAAAAGGTCGATTTAATCCAGGTTTGTCAAGAACAACATGTAAATATTCATTACCGCAGAGATAAAAATTTGTGAATGTTTCTTTTGAATCGACCACCAACAATTTACCTGACATACATTGCGCAAATATATCTTGGTAGATTTGCAATTGAACATATATTTCAGCAAGATTTATGCTTTGCCCACCAGAATTAATCAGATTAAGTTTTTGTATGGACGATTGTTTGGAACTTACTGGTCCGTTAGCCATCTCTCATAATCTCTTTAAATTCTTGTTCAATTTGAGCAACGTAGATATCTTCCAGTAACTTTATTTTTCTTCGTTTTTCATTTTCATTAAATTCATAAGTAAAATTTGATACTGCTTTATGATTAGTAGTAACAGTTAAAATATATGTGTTATAATTAAATGTTTCGGTACTTATAGTTACATAAGTATCTGCTGTATTTGGTAATGTGTTTAATACCAATGATCCAGTATTTTGATTATAATCGTATGTAGATATTGTATAGGTTGTTGTATTTTTATCTAACACAACACCGCCATAAGTTGCCGTTTGTTCTATTTCTTTCTCGTAATGATGAATTGTAGATTTTGATTGCTCTAATGTTATGTGGTATTTGTTTGCAACATACGTCTCTAGAACATCATTTTTCATTGGCCAATCATAGTAAGGATTAATAATTTTGTTGTACAGCAAAACTATCCAGCTTCTATATGCATCGCCATAAACTTTATGTGCGATAATCTCAGGTGTGTCTGAATCTTGAACTTGATATTCATAAGCAATGTCAACATTATTTGCAACTTCACGCAAAAAGTTAGATCGAGCAAAAATATTTGTAACCAACTGTTGATTAAAATTATCTTGCCCGAAGGTGTAGACTAATTTTGAAAAACTCTCAAAATATTTCATCAGTATCCCTTCTCGATAAGTTTCTTGTGCATAATCTCGACTTCTTTAAATCGAAGTTGCATAGCAATCTCAACAGGCATACCATTTGCGAAGGTTGTCCATTGACCAGCAGAAGCATAGTTTACATCAATACCTTGCAATACACAAGTTGAAACTTTTGGTATATTTCTATTCTCAGAGTCGCCATACATAAATTGAATATCAAATTCATCTGGTGGCACGAAATATCTACCACCGCCTATCGTTGGAATTTCTGGTGCGGCATGATATCGAAATGCCTTAATGATGTTTATAATTGCGACAGATTCGTCTTGTGTTTTTGGGACGAATTTAAAATCGAAAAGAAATTCACGATTTTGAATAGACTTAAAAAGTAGTTCAATTTGTGGGTTTTGTGCATAGCCAGCTGAAAATAATAGTGCGTCAGTAATTCCTGAACCAAAATTACCAGTTTTTTCTGCCAAAAACCCACCAATTTCAGCTGTTCCTGGTCCTGCGCCGCCACCAGCTGCTTTCAGTTCTCCGCCAACTATTTCTGCACCAGATTGAGCTGCCAAACCTGCCTTTCCTAATGCTTGAGTTAAACTTAATTGGTCATAGTCATTTACAACAGTCACATTTATTGTGTCTGGCATATAGAGCGAGATATAAGATGCAGCTCGGCGCGTCTTACGAGTTAGATCTATTCCAGCAACAACTGCACCTGTAACTGCTAAAGAGCCAACGACGGATAATCCTAATCCAATTGCCTTTCCTAATCCTAATTTACTTTTACTCAATGCATTCTTTAAAATGTCACCACCTTTACCAAAATCGCCAGTAACGGCACCTTCGGCAATACCAATAGCACCTAAACCTGCTAATGCAGCACCAGCACTCAATGGATCGGCACCAGAACCTAGTTGCCCGCCAAATTCTGCTCTGTTTGCATCAGCAGAACCTAATCCGCCATTAGCAAAACTGGTTTTATATGAACCTGCTTGTTGAATTGTAGGCGTAAATCTTATCCAATGTTTATTCTTTGCATTGATTGCAACTTCTTTAGGAAATCTTAAATCCTGTACGTTATAGGGGCTACTGCTCAATTTTGCTTGCGGTCCACTAGGATTTTTATTCGCATTGGATTGGGGATTTTTGACGACCTTCGGATCGCTCATAATTTGATTGCGAAGAGGGCTGTTGACGATTGCCATGAATGGTCCTATAAATAACTGATGGCTTATAATGGTAAATTTAGTCCTAAAAATACCAATAAATATTTAGGTGATCCAACAAACATCTGGTACAGATCGTTATGGGAACGCCGAGTAATGGTGCACCTAGATGGCAATCCGAATGTAATTGGTTGGTCGAATGAGGAAATAGTTATACCATATTTATCCCCAGTTGATGGAAAATGGCATCGTTACTTTCCAGACTTTTTTGTAAGAATACGAAATAAAACTGGATTAACCGAGTCTATGATTCTTGAAGTAAAACCTAAAAGTCAGTCTGTTCCGCCCAAAATTCAAAAGAAAGTTACCAAACGATATATTCGAGAAGTTACAACATATGGTATTAACGAAGCAAAATGGAAGGCAGCTGATGAGTATTGCAAAGATCGTAGATGGAAGTTTATGATTATAACTGAGGAAGAACTAGGAATCTAATGCCATCGCTATTTGATAAATTCAATAAACAGATGAATGCCGCTGGCATTCGACCAAGAACAGATACAGCCAGATCTTGGTTGTTAGATAAAATTTCTAAAACGCGCATTCCGACAAATCGTAGTAATATTCTAAATGATCCAAATCGTATTTCATCTAATGTGTTTATAGGAAGAATGTTCATATACAAATATGATCCGAAATACAAGGATACCTTGCCAGTCTGGGATATGTATCCGTTAGTTATACCAATGGATATCTATTCAGATGGTTTTTCAGGATTAAATTTACACTATCTTGATCCATATAATCGTTTGGCTCTGCTTGACAGACTACATGATTTCATAAACAACGATAAATATAACAATACCACAAGATTTAATTTGGCTTATAGTTTATTATCTAAATCGCGAAGATACAAACTTATTGAACCTTGTGTTAAGCGATATCTGTTTTCTCATATTATGTCTTCGATTATCTATATTGAACCCGATAACTGGGAGACTGCAATCTTCCTACCTGTACAAAAAATGGTGTATAAGACCTAATGTTTAAACCAGATGACTTTTTAAGTAATTTTGCAAAACACAAAGACTTTGCAAAGGTTTCTAAATTTCATGTTGAAATCTCGAAGCCATCTGGTTTTGTAGCAAGTGATGTTGATTTTAAAGAACTGAGATTTCAATGTGAAGCTGCAGAACTTCCAGGATACAATATCAACACAGTAGATGCTAAGATATATGGTGTTCCTGCACCTGCAGCTTCTTTCGCCTCATTTAATGATGTTACGCTTACCTTCATATGTGCAGGCGATTTATGGGAAAAGAAACTATTTGATTACTGGATGAATCTAATAGTACCAATTAATAGATATGAATTGCGTTATAAAAACGAATATGTTGCTAAAATTAATGTCACACAGTTTTATGAGACTGGTGAACCATCATACATTGTTTCTTTGTGGAACGCATTTCCAATAACATTATCTCCACTCACACTAAATTGGGGTGATGATGGTATTCATAAACTGTCAGTCACCTTTAAGTATGACTATTGGTCAACAAATAATACTGAAAAATTTGGATTGAATCAACAAACCGCCGCTGGAGCACCAACTAAACCTGCTACGCCAGCGCAACCCACAAACCCACAAGGTGCTGGTGGAAATTCATTTAAACCTGGAAGTGGTAGTCGAACATCTGGAATTAAACCAATAACATCACCACCATTGCTTGGTCTATTTGCTGCAGGTTTAAGACCTGGTGGAAGATAATCTTAATATGGAGTAAATTATGCCTTTGCCAAAACTTGATCATCCTGTGTTTGAAGTTCAATTAAATTCTATTGATCGTAAATTAAAGTTTCGTCCATTCTTAGTGAAAGAAGAAAAACTTCTTCTAATGGCTAAAGAATCTGATGATTTGAATGATGTGTTCAAAACTATGAAACAGATTATTCAAAATTGCTGTATGGAAGAGATTGACGTTGAATCTCTTCCAGTATTCGACATAGAAATGATTTTTATTAATTTAAGAATTAATTCAGTCGGCGAAAATGTGCAAATGAATTTTACTTGCGACAATGTCGTCGAAGGAAATACATGCGGACATATTACCGAATTTGATTTACATTTAAAGAACATTAAGTATCAGATTCCAGAGGATCATGATAAAAATGTAAGACTAACAGATAAAGTTGGTGTTGTATTTAAATATCCAACTCTACAGTTACCACCAGAAGTTTTAAATGAAACTGATGATGGTGGATTTGAATTAATTGTAAATTATGTTGATTATATTTACGATGACGATGATTTGTATAAAGCAGATGAAACGCCTAAAGAAGAATTAAGAGACTTTTTTGAATCTTTAACTTTAGATCAAATACGAAAAGTAAAATTATTCTTTTTGACGACACCAACTGTTGTGCTTGACCAAGATATACAATGTGCAAAATGTGGCTATAATCATCATGTTAATGTGGAGGGCATTCTAAATTTTTTCGAGTAATGTTTGGTTATGAGTCTTTGAAAAATTATTTTGAAACAAATTTTACGCTAATGCATCATCACAAGTATTCATTGACTGAATTGGATAATTTAATACCATGGGAAAAACGGATTTACGTTTCTATGTTAGTTTCGTTCATCAAAGAACAAAATGAACAGATGAAACTGGCAATGTTACAGAGAAGAAGGTCATAATAAATGGCAACAATGAAAGTCAGCGGAAGAGTTTCTAAGGCAAAAAAGAAACTTGAAGTTGGTCTAACAGAATTAGAAAGGGCAATTAAATCGGAAACAAAAGGTGTTACCGATCCACAAGAAGCCAAAAAACGCGAAGCTGAGGTTCGTGATCTATTTTACACAGCCAGAAAAAAGACAAAAGGACTACAATCTGGTTTGTTGATGGGTATTTTTAGCGATGAAGTTGGTCAGGCATTGGCGAATATTTTTGCTAAAGAAGATCCTTCAAAAGTTGAGTCTGCTGAAAAATTTTTAAAGAAATTTCAAAATAAATCGAAAGATAAGAGCTCGTTAAAGACTAAACAAATTAAAGATATAAGCAATTTGGTTGGCAGAAAAAGAATGCCAATACAACCTTCTGAGATTTCAACACCCAAATCAGAACAAATCTCTCTAAAGAAAGGTTACTATTTTGATGAGCGAATTGGTGCAATGGGTGGAATTCGTAATGTTCGCACTGGTCGATTTGCATCAGAAGATGAAGCAACAAAGAGAAAAGAAAGAAGCGATCGCTTGACAAAAGCCATTGGTGCAGATGAAGATCCATTAACACTCTTACGCGAAAAAATAGTTGAAATAGTTGGCGAAGATAATACTGGAAAAACAGTTCATGAAAAACTTGATGAATTGCTTGATCAAATTGAGGGAGGCGGCGGTGGTTTTGGATTTGGATTAGGCGATCTACTTGGATTAGGCGGCGGTCTTCTTGGGAGACGTGGACCAAAAACAAAGACGCCGACCAGAAAATTGACAACTAAAGGTCCAACAACTAAAGACACATCTTCAAAAAAATTAGCAAGAACATTAGCGGCAAACAGAAGTCGTTTTGGTGTAGATCAACCACGTGATGCGAAAGGAAGATTTGCCAAAAGTGGTGAATTTGGCGCAGGAAAGCTGCTAGCAGGTGGATTGGGTGCAGCAGCTGGTGGTTACTTGGCTTACAAGGCAGTTGATGCATTTAGAGATAAGGATATTAATACTTATGACCCAGAAGCATTAAAACAAGAAGCCATTGCTGCTCGAGAAGCTGGCGGCACTGAATACACTGAAGCGCTCAAAACGCAAATCGGATTACAGAAAAAAGATGTTGCTATGCAAGCAGGTGCTGAGGTTGCTAGTGTTGCTGGAGCTGGTATTGGAGCATATACTGGCGTTAAGGTGGCAGAAAAAATTGCAAAAACTGCGCCAGTAAAGAAAGTTACTGCAGTAGCATCAAAAAAAGCTGCACCTGTTAAAAAAGTAGCAAAAGCTGCAACAAATAAAGTATGGGGTTTGTTTGTAAAGTTTCTAGAAAAACGTGCACCAAAATTAATGTTAAAGATAGGAGCTCGTTTGGCATCAGCAGGTGCTTTAGCGACTATTCCTATTGCTGGTTGGGTTGCAGCTGCAGTATCAATTGGTTTTGCCTTGAGCACTGCTTACGATATCTATCAATTATGGAAAGAATTTTCTGCATTGAGCGATGCCGAAAAAGAATTAGCAGCAAATACTCCAAGTAAACTTGCTAAAGATTATGCATACAGTGTGTTTATTGGTAAACAAACTATACAGCAAGTTCCAGAAGAATATCGTAATCAAGTAAATGAGATTCTCAGTAATCCGCCATCTAATTGGAAAAAATCTAAGCCTACCGCTCCTGTTGGTGGCGGTGGTGGTGTTGAGACCGAACGTATAAGCGCAACAATGAGTGGTGCTGGCAGCGAAGGTCTGAGAAATATGTTATCTGGACAACCGCAAACTGTAGCAGGTGCTGCTACTGCAGGTGCTGCTGGAACAGCTGCGGGAATGACTGCTACTGCATCATCAGGTGGTGCTGCAGCGCCACCGCCACCGACGGGACCTGCTGCAGCAATTCAAGCAGCAAAAGAACCAGCAATGGCAGCAGGTGGTGGAGCAGCAACATCAGCGCCATCAGCATCACCAGTCGCAACGAGTAGCGGACCAACTAGACGTTTAGGACCTGCAGCTGCAAAAAGAGGTAAAGTTGATTCTGGCGCTGCTAAAAATGCTGCGCTTGCATCAGCAGCAAAATATGGAATTACTGGTCCACATTTAGCGCAATTTATGGCACAGCTCGATCATGAGTCTGGTGGATTTAAAACTGTAGAAGAAAATCTTCGTTATTCTGCAAAACGATTGATGGAGATATTTCCAAAGTATTATAAAGATCCCGCAATCGCTGCACTTGAAGAATATTCGCCTATTGCTATTGCTAATAGAGTTTACGCAAATCGTATGGGTAATGGACCACCAGAGTCGGGTGATGGATACAAATATCGTGGTCGCGGATTAATTCAATTAACAGGCAAAGACAACTACAAGCGATTCGGTCAGCTTGCTGGAGTTGATCTAGTCAGCAATCCTGATATGGCTGGCAGTTTAGGGACAGCTGCAGATATCGCAGCTGCATTTTATAAAAAGAATGTCATGGATAAAGGAATTCCTGGTGAAGACACTGCTAAAGCAACTAAAGCAATCAATGGTGGATCTATTGGGTTATCTCATAGAGAATCGTTATTCGCATCTTATATGAAAGATCCAAATGCATTGAAAGCAGGTCCAGAAGCAACACCAGCTGCAGCTGGTGGTCCTGAGCCAGAACCATCATTGGCTGCGCAGGGTCAAGATGCTAAAGTTGGTGGCGGCGGTGGTGGTAGTGCACCACCAGCTGGGACAATGCAAGCAGCTGATGCATCTAGTAAAGGTGCATCTGCACCAGCAGCAACTCCGTCTGTAGCATCTTCTGATCCACTAGCAACAATGTCAGATGGAACTGCAGTTGACTCAAAGCCGATGGTCGCCGCAAAACAATCATACGGTCCAACAATTACACCAACGCAAGATACTCTTGGTGCTATAGCAACACAACAGTCTACGCAACAAGCAGCAAATCAAATAGCAATGCAAGCAGCACCAGCACCAGTTGTTGTGAATAATTCTGGTGGCGGATCTCAGCAACCAACGACGCCACCGAAACAAAATTTACCGAAAGCATCTGCACGCTCAAATGATAATTCGTTCAATCGTGCTCTTGCTCGCGACTTCTCGCACCCGTCGGCATTTACTTCTGTTGGTGTGATGTAAAAAAAAGGCGCACCGAAGTGCGCCTGAAAACATCTACGGTTTTCTAACTGAATTTACTCAGCGGCAAGTTTTTCAAAAAATGCCATGTCATCATCGTCAGCACTGACATCTTCAGCAGTGACTTTCTTGGCAGGAGCAGAGCGAATCACAGGAGCAGCGGCTTCCTCTTCTTCAACTTGCTTGGCTGTTGCACCAGCAACACCACCAGCACCTAGCACCTTGTTCAACTTTGCCTTGAGTTCATCATAGGACTTGAAGTTTTCAGGCTTCAAAAAATCCTTGAGTGAATATGCAGACTTCCAAACCTTTTCAATCTTCGCATCATCACCTTCGAACAATGCAGCGGCAGTATCAAACTCCGACTTGTCATAGTTGCGATAGCCTTCGACGTTACGAATCTTGACCTTAAAGTTTGCACCCTTCCAAAAATCGAAAGGATTCAATGGCTTCTCATCCTCGAACTGCGGCTCAAGTTTTTCTTTGATCTTATCAAAAATCTTCTTGCCAAATTTGTAAAGGAAAACCTTACCTTCATTCTGAGGACGCTTCGGATCAGAGACCACAAGAATATTTGCAATGTAAGTCAGCCTACGCTTTTGCTTACGTGCGATTTCCTTGTTGGCTTCGATGCCGCTGTTCCAAAGAACAGTGTTGTATTCAGAAACAGGATCAGTTTTGCCGAGAGTGGTGAGAGAGTTCTCGATGTACCAACCACCTGGACCTTGAAAACCATGATTCCAGATTTGTACCCAAGGAAGACCATCTTCACCGTCAACTGCTGGTGTATCGAGGAAGCGGATAACTGCGTATCCGTTGCCAGCAGAATCTACTTCTGGTTGCCAAAAACGATCATCAGAACTCTTGGCACCAGCACCTGCTGAAGAGGCTTCGACTGCCTTCTTCAACTTATCAAGGGATGAACCCTTCTTTAGACTAGATAGCGTCATATGTATTACTCCGTATTGCGTTGTATAAATTGTATATCGACTTGTCCACTTTTTGCATGATGTTTCACTTGTCTCATCATAATATAATTATATAGTATTCTGTTTCAAAAGTAAAGCCTTTTGTTTCCTAACAATTTTCATGACTTCACCAATTTTGCGTTTGTGTTCTTCGGTTTTTTCCTTCCCCCTCATTCGCTGACTGCAAGAATTACCTATTTTAATCTTAGAATCGATAGAATGAGTTTTTCCTTGGAACGGTGCTGATTGTTTTTTTCTTGCTTCACTGATTTTTTTACGAGTTTCTTCAGATTGTTTACGCTTTCTATTTGCTGCAGCAATTTTGTTTCTTGATTCTTCTGTGTATATGCATCCACTAGTTCCTTCGCCACCATCAGTCATATTTCGAAGAATACCAGTTCCATTGTTTTTGCGCCCATACCATCTGATATATCTTCGTTCTAAAGCAAATGCACCGAGTTCAGTTAAACCAGATTCCATAATTATTATTCTAGAATAATCTTTTGGTAAATTTACACCATGATTCGACCAAGCACGATTGCCCGATCCTTTGCCGATATAATATGGGGTTCCATCCGATGAACGAATGTATGCGTAGATGTAATAAATAGACATGCTGGTGCTCCTCTTTAGCATTAGAGCAGGTGGATGTTTCCAGCATCGCGACCTGCACTTCTATTTATACAAATTTTTCGTCAACTCCTTATATTTTTCTGTGTTAACAGAAAGAAAGGCACCATACTTCCGAATCTTGCGAGATATTTTTGGGTATATAATATCATCAGATATTTTTTTATCCCAGATTGCAATATAATTAAAAAGGTTATTTAAAATTACCATTGTTTCAACGGTAACTTCTTTCTGCATATAAAGGTTTAAAAGTTTTGGGAATTGCCCATCAATAACCTTGAATAAATCGTTAAATTGGGTTGCATCTGGACATATATGAATAAGGTCTTCTTGGTAAACTTTACTCATAGAATCAGTTATTTTTTTCCAGTTTCTGAAGATTTCCTCTGATTCTTCTTCCAAAAGAGTTTTGGTGAATTTATCATCACTGTGTACAAAATTAGCAACCAAAAATGGAATCATCTCATCGTCGCGATACTTGCGCGCAAGACGGTGGAACAAAAACTTGTCACGACGTTTCTGAAACGCATCGACTGATATCCTTGTCTTGCCGTCGTATTGAAAAAAATTGTATGTCTCGGATGTGAAGTGCAGTTTTATTGCTTGATACAATCCGTACAGATCATATCCATTCATAAAGGCAATCTACTACCTCGTGGGAGAAAACGCAATTCCATTGCCTCACCTTCAATTATACTTTTGAGGGCTTCATTGATAAGCGTCGCAGCAACTTCAATCTCGAGATTATTACGCTCGCAGTATGTGGCGATTGCATCCATATGATCAATTCTTTCATCAATTGCCATATTCATGATCATCATGGAAAATTTATTTTTTTCTTCGCGATTTGCCATGTTAGATCTCATAAGCACTCAAGGAATTATTCAATTGTTGTGTAACACGAACAAAGGTAGTTCGCTTACTCAACTCTTTCAATTCACTCGCTCCAACATAAGTACATGCCGAACGCAGACCACCAAGAATATCTTGTAGTGTTCTGCTTACTTCTCCACGATATGGAATCTCAACTGTCTTACCTTCGCTTGCTCGATAGTTAGCCACACCACCATTATGAAGATCCATGGCGGTATCTGAACTCATACCATAGAACTTATTGTCACCGAATGAAGATGCGCCACCTTCCTTGTGACCAGCCAACATTCCACCAAGCATCACAAAATCGGCACCCGCAGCAAATGCTTTCACAATGTCTCCAGGAACGGAACACCCTCCATCCGCTATGATATGACCCTTGAGACCATGAGCAGCGTCAGCGCATTCAATTACTGCACTCAACTGCGGGTAGCCGATCCCCGTCATCTTGCGTGTTGTGCACACAGAGCCAGGACCAATGCCAACTTTCACGATGTCGACACCAGATAGAATTAATTCCTCTGTCATTTCTGGTGTGACAACATTACCAGCCATCAGTATTGCTGATGGATACTTGTCGCGAAATCGTGAAACGAAATCAACAAATGCTTGTGTATATCCATTCGCAACATCAACACAAACTTTCATAGTTTGATGAAGAACAGCAGAGTAGTAGACATTATCGAACTTCTGCAGATCAGCATCTGAGATACCCAAGGAATAAATGCTGCTATGTAATCTCAATGCGAAATGATTGATCAAATCATGTTCAGGATAATGTTTGGTGACAGCAACTAAACACTTATGCTTGTTGAGTTCCTCAGCCATCTCAAAGGTGCCAACTCCATCCATGTTAGCAGCAATAATTGGAACGCCAGACCACTCACCGCCATGTTTGAATTTAAATTTTCTCTCAAGAGAAACTTCACTGCGCGAAGCAAGAGTAGATCGTTTAGGTGTAATGAGAACATCCTTGTAATCTAACTTCACGTCTTCAATAATTCTCATAAAACCTCAATGATAAAATATGTGATTGCCAATTTGCTTTATCAAAATCTTTTGATTCGACCATGCAGGATCAACGTAGTCTGCATGGAAATACAATGCGTTACCTATTATACCGTACTTCTGTTTAGAAATCAAAATATTTTCAGCGATCTGCAATGATTCGCGCCACATACTACGACTGCGAATACCTTTTTTATCTTCACAAACCCAAGAGAATTGACAAGTCCCTTTGGTCTTTTGATAGACAACACCGCATACAGTTCTTGGGAACTGTCGACTTTTTACACGATTCATTGTGACTTCAGCAACGGCAATCTTGCCAGCGCGTGGCTCAGATCCTGCTTCGTAATAGATGTTACGAGCCAAGCATTCAACTTCTTTCATGACTGCTTGTTTTCTTTCATAAGAAAGATTTAGAAACTCAACTTTGCGATTGAGAGTTTCAATTTCGGAATGTAGAAGCACGTTAGCATTTTGTTGTGCTTCAAGTTTGTTTTGCATACGATCTACCATACTGAATGGTACATACATTGCAAAAAAGATAAAGGCGAACAACCCACCCCACATACAAAACAAACTATGATTGCGATCAAAATATTTTTCTACATGATGTAATATATCTACTGCATTCATGTTTAGGTCTCCATTATTGCAGTGGAAAGAAAAGAGTGGTGGTTCGCACCACCACCCTCTGACTCTATTGAGTCTTACAGGAACTGCTTATTTCCAGAAATGAATTCATTGAGGCTAATTGCCTTTGCAATGACGTCATGCTCTGAGAAATAGTTTGGCAAAGTCGGAGCCTTTGGTGGTTCTCTGCTAACATTTATAGCAGCACCAACTTCATTGTTCCACTCTTGCTCAACCATGTTTCTTTTGGAATGATATTCCTCAGAAAGCATATCCTTTGCCAACTTAACTAATTCTAATCGAATTTCAAATGGTGTCATTTTATATCTCCTTTGTGTGTTGTGTGTGTCATAATATAAAGAAGGGTGGGCATTTCGCCCACCATCCTGACCTTTCTGTTACCAAGCGGTCAACTCTGGTAATCTCATACTGCAATTAAGCAGCGAGAGCCATTTCGTAAACATCATCGTTTGCGTTTACTTGATTTGTGCGAATTACGTTCGTCACCTTTCGGGTAGCCTTTGGGTTATTACTTGCCCCGTCGAAGCCATTTCTTCCCCGTCGATGGTGGAGAAGGTGGGAGTCGAACCCACGTCCGAAACACCTTTAGTCAAAGGTTTACTACCATTAATCAACTAGAAATTGTGGTTTGGTCTGTTCGTTCAATGATTTCTGCTGTTGGTCAAGATGAGCCTTATATTGTTCATTTGTCATTTTATGTAGACCAACGCAGTAACCTGTTGGACTACGACCACAACCACACTTTACTTGTTTCACGTCAGACATATCTTACTCCTTTTTTAAAGGTAGCAATATTTAGGTATCAGCCGTTCTTTGGTATTTCCATGCAACGTGAAAAGAGATATTCTTTCGCAGTGCGCATTTCGGCGTTGGTCAAGAATCCATCACTGTTCTTATCAGCACGATCAAAGAGTGCCTTTGAAACTGTGCAGAAACGATTCACATCTTCAAAAGAAACTTTGCCATCTTTGTCAAAGTCATATTGCGCTACACGATCCTGAGCCAATGCTGGAACAGAAACGAGAGCAAGAGCGAGAATAAACTTTTTCATTTGTATTTCCTTTAGTAGAGAATGTTTGTAAAATGTATACCAAGCCAAAATAGACCTAAAACTATAAAAGGAACTAAAAGCAACCCCCACTCCTTTATAAATTCGAGACCGTTCTTCATTACAGATCCTTGAGTGTCTTACCACCAACTTCACGATTACACTGGCAAAGTTCACCAGTTTGTAATGCGTCAAGAACGCGGAGAGTCTCATCAGCATTGCGTCCAACTGCAAGACTATTCACCGTCACATGCTGAATCACATTGCTAGGATCAACAATGAATGTTGCGCGAAGAGCAGCGCCAGCAGGCTTGAAGAAAACTCCAAGTTGCTCTACAAGACCTTCGCTCATTTGATCCCAATGATCGCCGAGATCGCGATGAGTATCAGCAAACATCCAGCAAGTGGTGTTCTTCAACCCCTCATGCGCATTCTTCCAAGCCAATTTACAAAATTCATTGTCAGTTGAACCGACAAGAAGAACCGCATCGCGATCAGCAAAATCTTTATTCAACTTATCGTATGCCAAAATTTCCGTTGGGCATACGAATGTGAAATCTTTTGGATAATAAACAATGACCTTCCACTTGCCTTCAAAAGAAAGATCTGTAATATTTTCAAATGCATCAGTAGGCTCAAGTGCTCCTGGCTTTACACCAGTTACAACAAACTTTTCAATTTTATCGCCGACTGTCTTCATGTTTAACTCCTTTATAACTTTGACCCTAAACAAAACCTATACACAAACGTATATATGCAAAATGCGAGGCATTTCGCGGCGTTGTGTTATAATTTAATTCAATCGTAACGATTGATGGAGACTATTACGCGACTAGATTGTATTCTTCGCGGAGAATTTTCTTGTATGGTTTGCCTTCTTCTATTAGACGGCATACAAGTTTGAGACGATCTGCAAGTTCAAAGTTGCTATCCTTCTCAAGAGAAACAACAATATCACGAAGTTCATCGATATTAATTGGCAGGTCCATTCAAAGCCTCCTCAAATGCTTGTTGTTCAAGTTCAACTTGACGTTGCTCAAGTCTTTGAACGCAACCAGAAACCCAAGAACGGGCAACACCAGCATTATTTCGATATTGACTAGGAATGCGATCCTTACAATATGATTCAAATCGTCGACCAGTATAGCGATACTCATTGCCAGTATAGCGATACTCATTGCGATCTCTAGCCATATTTGCGCCAATCAATCCGCCTACAACTGTTGCAATCTTACGACCATCACCGTCGCCGATAGTGCTTCCAATTGCGGCTCCAGCAGCGGCACCCAGCAACACGTCGATATCTTCGTTGCTCTGTGCACTTGCGGTTGTTGAGCCAATCAGGAGGATTGCAGACATAACAACTAAACTTGAGCATTTCATTAGAAACTCCAATTTAAACCAGACATAGTTAGTATAGCATACTGTCAAACAAAAGTCAAGCAACTTTTGTCCAATATGCATCTATATATTTTTGCAATTCTTGGCGATGATGCGCTAGTTCTTCGCCTCGAACAATCATAGTCTGACAAAAATTGGCAGTATCAACGCCAATTAGGATTACAACTTGATCAATGTTAAGATTCGCCATCTCATTGAACATAGTGGCATATGCAGCACCCTGCATAAAGTATCCACCGATGTTTTCTTTTTTCTTGAGTCTGACAGAAGTCTTAAAATCGATAACCGAAAGAACTCCTTTATACTCAGCGATACAGTCTACAGTGCCAGCAAGTTTAAGTTCGTGAGAGAACAATTTATCTTCGAGGCAGTGAATGTTATTGACCTTGTCGTCCAACTCTTGCTTCATTCGTACAAAGAGAGACTTGACGTTCGGCATCATCTCGAACCCCGATATATCTTCGTTGTTTAGATAAGCCTCAAGGACCTTATGGACGCTTGTGCCGCGAGTCGTAGCCTTACGCGAAATCTCGTTGGCTTTCTCTTCACCAACCTTCTTGCGCCACTCAAGAATTGCTTCTTTACCGTGATCCGCAATCACCGTAGTGACTGAAGGATACTTTTCTCCATTCGGCGCAATATACACTCGCTTACCATCCGCATTTTCTTGCAAGAGTTGCGGAAACTCATGACGAATATGATTAAACACTGTTTTCTTTTTCGTATTTCTCAACGGCGATCAAGAAGTCCTTGACCAAACTTGAGCGAACGATATCCTCTGTCGTAAATTCAATATTGGTAAACGAACTCATCATCTTTGCAATTTCATGAAACTTCTTCATTCCAGACTTGTCCTTGTTATTCCGATACAAGTCTGTTTGCTTATAGTCACCACAAAATACAATTTTAGAACGATAACCTACACGAGTCATTATAGTTGAAAGTTCCTCCCAAGTCAAGTTCTGACATTCATCTACAAGAATAACGGCATCATCGAAAGACATGCCGCGAATAAAACTTGTAGAGATAAACTCAACACGATTGCATTCTTTCAATGCATCATAAGCATCGCGGCGACCAAACAGAGTATGACAAATTTGCATATATGGTTGTTCGTAAAGGCTCATCTTTTCTTCAACGGATCCAGGTGTGAATCCAAGATCTCTTGATTGAACTGCTGAGCGAACAATGACAACTCTATGAAATGATGACGTTTTGTCTAACACTTCTTCTAATGCTTTATACAATGCAATAAAAGTTTTTCCAGTTCCTGCTGAACCGCAAAGCATTGTAAAATAATCGCCACATTTATATGACTCAAAGAATTTTGCTTGATTTTCTGTTAATGGCTCGAACTTTTTAAGTTCTGCCGATTTGATGCGCTGCGGTTTTTTCTCCAGCGTATCTGTTGTAATTTCGATGTAAGTATTTGTGTTTCCGTGTTTCTTCTTACTCAAAATTCCTCACTTCCCCCTTTTCTGGGCGGCTTGCTTTTTTAAATGTTTTTGTAGGACTTGATCTGTCTTGGTACGTTTCGCGTCTTTCTTTAACACTTTATCTGCTAGTGGGCTTCTGGGATTTTGTTCTGCGATTTTTGACATCACTTCTTTCCAAGTGTTGTCTGTTTTCTTACCCGCGAAATCACCAGTGCCGCTGTAACTGTACAGTGGTGCTTCGCTGTAATATCTTTCTAGATGAGGATTTTTTGATTTGAAATCGTCATAAGCAGACATTGGCATTGTATGCTCTTCGATCTTTTTAGTTTTTGTATTCACAAACTCATAAGTTGCCATAAATCACCCAGCGTATCGTTTAAACTTCCCATCTGGCTTTACATGATGCGCATTGAAACGCACCTTTGGAAAATCTTTCTTGAGATCTAAGAATGCTTTTAAATTGTGTTCACTGTCATCATACAATGAAGCATGCGAGTAGTTCCCTTGATTGAGATGATCGCGAATAATGCTCGCCTTTTTCTCAGCAACAGTGCCTTTTGTTTTTAAATTTCCTGCGCGATGAACATGAATGTTATCAATGTCAACGTCATGCTTACGAAACTTGTCAAGAAATTTATCTTTGTCATCGAAGTCTGCGCGAGCAGTATTGATGATGACCTTGCCGCCAGCCTTCTTCGTTTTGTCATGAAGATTTTTCATTTTGTTGAGAACGCGAGCATTTGGAGAAGATTCTTTCGCAAACTTTTCAGATGAACGAAATTCTGAATAATCATAATGATGACCATCAGGAAGTTCATGCGTATTGTATTGAGAGTTGGAAAGAGAATCAACTTGCTTCTTCCCCTTCATGACGCGAATCTTGGCAGTCGTGTGAAAGAGAGTATCGTCCACATCGAATACATGCAGACCTTTATTGTGAGCGATTTCTTCTTGTAGAAAGTCGAGGAATTTCTTCATTGCCTCTTATTTATACCACTCAGGCACTTCTCGGTTTTTCCATGTCGCAAACCTTACCTTATGAACCTTGTAGTATTTCCGATACGCCGCAATAGAGTCTCCAGGGACTTTTACATCATTGGGCATGGCTTGGGGTGGCTCAATAAAATACCCGTCTCTGGGGATGTTATTGGGCGCAAAACTGAGATTCTGTATCACGAGGGAAGTCTTATGCTGCTTATCGTTTGTGCCACCGTATCTGTAACGGTACTCTTGGCATAGTTCAGAGGCAAGATTCCAAAGCCATTGATAGTGCGAAAGATCTTCTCGTGCCCAGATAGCAGAGGGATGATTGATGTGTGATGCTTTGTATAGTATAGACTCGCGATAATCATCCAACCTCCAGCGTTTGATATTACGACCATTTGCTGTCTTATCCAGATACAGATTACCGTCAAGAATACGGTGCGCAGTCGAAAGCAACTGCGCATACTCGATGATCATCTTGACAACATGCTTATCGCAATGTTGTTGCGCTGCGGTTTTAGGATCCGTATCCAGGAAGAAGATGTTCATGCACCACCTCTAGAGTTCTATCTTTCTCATCCCAATATTCTTCAATCGCGCGTTTAGCATATTCCAATTCAATGTATTGACCAAGAATTAACTCATCAGTTGCATTGATCGGAATCTTCGCGCCCCAAACAATCGTGAAAGCAATGTTATATGCTTGACCGATGACCTTTCCGTCATGTGCTTGGAAATAGTAATGACTGTTCTTTTCAACGTATCGCCATTCACGACGCATTAGTTTAGCCTACTCAGTTTTTGAATCTCATCAAATGATTTAATTCGATCACGACTGTCTGAGATAGAGTCGATCATTATATTGTATTCTTCGGCATCCATGGATGTCTTATAGATCATTAATGCAAGTTTGACCATTGAAGCAGCACAAGCATATGGACTGAATCCTTCTTCAGTAAATTTCGAAGTGAGATTAGCATACGAAATCTCCATAGCCAACAATTCTTCATCAGTTGTCTTTATCGTACTCATTACTTTTTACCTTTACGCATCTCAAGAATCAAACGATACTCATCAAGAGTAGTCGTACCCATGTCGCGATTGTGAGTCTTACGAATCACAGCACCATCCATCAACTCACCACCCTGAGCCCACGCAGTATCGTGACCCCAAACAGAGTCCTCAAGGCGCAATGACTCGCCGTCAATAGCACACTTATAACTCTGAAGAGCAAGTTTTTCTTCACGCTCAGAAGTCGTCAGACTACGTTTAGAATCGCGGAAGATAACTCCATACTCAGCAGGATCATCGCCGAGTTCAGCCAAGAACAACTTCGCAACTTCTTTCTGTTTTTCAGAACTTGAAAAGTTAGTCATGTTGGTGCGAACAAATTCTTTAATTAAATAAATGTCACCACCAAATTTTATGGTTTTGTTATTATATGTTGTGTTGGCATTACCAGTCAACAACGAATACGCTGCCATAAACGATTCATAAAATTTAGTGTAATCATCGATTTTAAAGTTTTTGTTTTGTTCATATAGAGCAAACCAAACCAACTGAAGAGCAGCAAAAATATCTGTGTTCAGTTTGTATGGCTTACGTTCATTAGCAAAACCATAAACATCATCTAGGAATCGTTCAACATTCTTCAGCACAGTTTTAGTAAGAATGTTATTTCCCTTATATTCTTGATCAACAGCATCGTAGAATGTTGGAATACCAGCACCAACATTGCCACCACCAACAAATTTAATCAACGCGAGGAAAACATATTCATCCCACTTACGTCGATGATTCGGTGCCATGTCAAAAAACTTTGACTTCTCAACACCATGTTTGTCGAAAGCAGTTTCAAACAAGTCGTGGGCTTCATTCTTGTACTCAGAATAGTAACGAGTGAGTGAACGAACAGCAAGACAGACTTCAGATTGATCGTCGCACATCAGCATCTCCATCGGATTTACTGGTGTGGTTTGATTCAAATTACGAAACTTCTCAATGGCTTCCTGTGATGTACAGGTTGTGATATCAAGTGCAACTTCGTACTGACTCAAGTCAATATTGAGTTCTTTAAACTTCTTTTTTCCGATCGGAAATTTATTTTGATAAAATCTTACCAGTGCACGAATACGGTGACCACCGTCAATAACAAGATAATGCACACCAGGATAAATCTTTTGCATTTCCTCATCTTGAGATATATCGCGCAACGTGATCATGCCGATACCAATATTCAAAATTAGAGATCTTACAATTTCTTCGGACTTCGCATAACCTTGCGAAGTCGGTGGGCGTTGACCGATGGGATCGGAATTCAACTTACCCGAGATAGCCAACTGAATGAGATCTAATGCAGATTTCTGCAAATATACAGTTTTCATAATTTTCTCCGTCACACAATGGTGACATAATTGCGTCTCACAATGGAGACAAATAAAAAACAGAGGGGAGTTTTACCTCCCCTCTTCGCCAGACTGAATCTTACTCCGAATAAGAATCAGCAAGACCCAACTCTGCCTTCAGCGAGGCAAGTTCGGCATCACTATCAATCTCCTCAACCTCAAGAGTCGGGGAATCGGTAGTCGCTGCTGCCTTTCGCGCAACAGTAGTCTTGGTCTTAACAACCGCAACCTTTGCTGCCTTCGGAGCCTTCGCAGCCTTCGCAGCCTTCGTCGGGATCTTGACCTTATCAGCATTCAACAACTGATAGGACAGAACCTTACGACCATCACGATTTGTTTCAACTTCGCCACCGAAATCATTTCGGAGAGCAGAAATCAAACACATGATTGAACCCTGCTTCACGTCAAGAGTCTTGATCATCGTCTGGACGGGGACAGGCTTACCACTCTTCATCAGAGTGTACAATACTTCAACTTTCTTCATAAACAAATAACCTCATAACAAATTAACAACGGACAATAACAATTATACTACCAACAATCGCAAAAGTAAAGTTTCGCAAGAATTAGGCATTCGAGATTCGAATGTGCTCAGCCTGTTCCTTCACAAGCCACTCGCGCAAACGAGTCCATCGTGCCCTTTTGCCTTCAGCAATTCTACGAGCCAACACCACATCAACACGGACGATCGCATCATCATGCTTCACCGCACCAGTTGAAACCAGAGTCTTGATGTCGCTGACACTCGCCAGCGAAAGATTCACATTACTCATTACGAATTTCCTCTTTCAAACAACTTGATGTAAACTGCATCACGAACTGCGGTATCCATGGCTTCGGCATATTCCTCAGTCTTTGCGAGACCGCAGAGCAATTGCTCAACCTCATCCCACGTCATCTTGTCGCTTCGCGCAACTTTGACGATTTGATGAACCGCAGCGTTGCCGCGAGCAGTGAACATTGAATAGCGAGCGCGCATTAGACCTCCACCAGACCGAGAGTCTTATTCAGTTCAGCAATCTGCTCGGGAGTATACACGACCGCAGCACTTGCCTTTCGATAGTTCTTTCGATACTGCTTCGGTGACAGTGCCTTCTCGCGCATCGCAGCGAGTCGTGCCTCCATCGCAACAATCTTCGCCGCACGCTTTTCGGCTTGCTTCTGAGCGCGCAGTTTACGCTCGTCCTCGCGGACGATGCGAGCGAGTTTGCGCTCAACATCCGCGTCAATACGAAAATTCTTCACCTTCACGCGGAGTTCTTTTACACGCTCAAGGGCATCCTTGAGTTCCTGACGCGCATTGACCAGCGCGACTTGGCTTTGAGTTTTAGTCTTCATACAATTATTATCCTATACAAGGAGAAAAATAGCAATAGTTAGAAAGTCGTTTAGAATCAACGACTTACGCAGCCGCCTTCAGAGCGGCGAGTTTCGCTTCCATCTTCGCGATTCGAGCATGCATGGTCTCGGCTTGCTTCCGAGCACGCAGATGACGCTGCTCTTCCTTCACGAGTCGCGCAAACTTGCGCTCGTCGGCGAGGATCTCTTGGTGCATCTTGATGTTAAGACGCGACTGATTGAGCGCAGCGCGAATCTTACGCAGATCCTCGCGGAGACCCTTAATTACGTCGCGCTCTACTTGAACCATTACGCGACGCTGCATTAAACTGATACCCATAAAATCTTACCTTTTTTTGGGGGGACCAATTTCCCCATCCCATATAACCATTATCGCTCAAATCGTCGCAAAAGGCAAGAATAAAAACTCTAATGAAATCAATAACTTGCACAAGGTCTGCAAAACCTCCTGCAATCGCTTTGCAGCGGCTCGGTTTGGGGGGTCTATATGGGGGTTTGCGTCGGCAGAAGTCGCCTGCAATGAGTTATACGCGAATGACCTTGTTCTCGCTCAAGAATTGCTGCTTTGCAGAACGCAACATATACAGCAAATCGATCTGTAGGATTGTATCTTCGGCGCGATGAACCTGCGTTACCTCAACAGGAATGTAATCATAGGATTTGAAGAAATCCAGATAGTCTGACATCTTTGGTGCACCTTTGTTGTACTCAATGATGGGACATTCGCAAAGAATGATTTCTGTTTTTCCCATAAGAGATGTAGATGCACTCAAAATGTCTAATTCTGAACCTTGTGTGTCAATTTTTAAAAAGTTTGGAATAGGTAAACTCTTTTCAATTATCATTTTATCAAGGGTTGTGCATTTCACTTTCTTAACTTCTTTGTCGTCGTAGATTGATGTTGTTTCTTTGTAATATGAATCACCAGTATTCAACCCCACCCAGAAGTCTACTTCTCTACCATCTTCATTTGACAGTGTTGTGATATATGAATTAAATTCTGGATGCATCAAACTTGGCAAGTATGATATGTTTGCCTCAAACAAATAGTATTTTGAGTTTGGGAGAACAGAATTTTTTATCCAGCGACTAAAATTCCCAGAGCATGCGCCAACATCATATACGACATCTATCGCCATGCCATTTTGTATAACTTTTTGAATGATATCAAGTAGCAAGGAACACCTCATTAAATTTGTTCATTACTGCTGTTGGACTATATTCACGAACAATCTGCGAATATTCTACGCCAACTCTGTTTGGGAGATCCAGTAATCTATTGTACAAATCTGCTTGATCTTTGTATAATAAATCATATTTCTGTAACCAGTTGACATGATTGCGGTCAAATCCACCTTCCCATGAAAGCACTGGTTTGTTGAAGTATAAAAATTCGGCGACTGAAAGACCAAATGATTCACCAAGATGTCGAGCATGAATCATTGCATCGCATGAATTAATGTAATTTGATTTTTCTTGCTCACCGAAAAATGGACCAACAAACAAAACATTTGGAAGATTACAGAATGGTCTAGTGTTGATAAACAAAAAAACAAAGTTATCACGAGTTTGTGCAACTTTAGTTACAACTTCTTCAGCCCAACCAAGATCAAAGGTCTCAAAGCCACCATGGCGACCGATTACGAATTTATCTTTAGGTATGCCAAATTTATCTCTCAAAGAGAAATTAGGTTGTGGAAGGTTTACAATATATGGCACAAATTTTTGTGGATTAGGTGTCATATAATTGCGTGTAACATTATTCGCTAACCATTCAGATATGTATGCGTAAGAATCACCATGCGGTTCATACCACTGAAATACGCAGTGTACACCAAATTTAGTCGTGTTAACTTGAACTAGTGGCTTATGTGTGTCGGGTTCTTTTACATAACCAGCACGTTGACTATAACATAGGTCAAACTTTGAAGCAAGATCATTAAGTTCTTCAAAAGTCTCATATGTAATTATATTAAAATCTTTTTTCAATTGCTCAACAATTTCTGGTTTGGTGCCAACATCCTTCCCAGGAGGATCGACACTGCAGTATGCAATAACACTTTCATTACCAAGAATAGTTTGATTGTATAAAGCATAGTCTATTGTGGAGTTAGTGACTCCACGATAATTTAATTGCTCGCATTGAAATAAAACTCTCACGAATCGACCTTCTTACCATTAAAAGTTATGTTCCACTGTTGTTGAACTGCAGTTTTGATGAGTCGACGTTCTGATTCTCCCAAATTACGCTCATAGATTGTTTTGCCGTTATCTGGGCTCTCATAAATTTTTGGTTTTAAATTCTCAAACATATCAAGTTGTTTCATAAAAATACCCAGGTTGTTTTATTGATAAAACGGATTTTCTTCTTTCATTTTAAAATATGCTGTTCTTATTCTAGAGATAAATTCTTTATGTCCAATTTTTGGCGCGAATTCATAACGATTGAGTTTGCTCTTTAGATTGTTATTGGCTTCATTATTAAAATACAGTGGTAAATTTTGGTATTCAGTTTTTATTGAATCAATATTGAATTTGTTAACACCATATAATACTTGAATAAAATTAGATGCGTTGAACATTCTATAGTTAGAAGTGTTAGTAAAATCTTCCTGAACTGGTAGTTTGTGTTCCCACTTTTCCAGATTATAATGTAGAGTATCTGGTATTCTTACTGTTGAGATATTCTTCCAAAATTCTGTATCGCTTCTGCCACTGAGATAGTGTAAAAACACAAAATCTCTGATATTCAAAAAAATACTGTTTACTTGTTTATTATACTCATCTATAGTCTTTTGATTATAGTTTATCAGTTTGTGCGTCAGAAAAAATATTTGTTGAATTGTGCTTCCGATAGAAGTTGCCTCTAGCGGCTCAAAAAATGAAGAACTCAATCCAACAGCACAACAATTATTTACCCAAACTTTATCAAGTGCTCCTGGATCAAATTTAAATTCTCTACCAATTTGAATGTCGCGACCAAAGTGATTTACCATTTCTTCTTCAGCTTGTTCTCTGGTAATGAAATCGCTGTCATAAATATATCCATTTCCATATCTATCCCACACCGGAATTCTAAACATCCAACCAGCATTTTTTGCTTCTGCGAGCGTGTAGATATTGAATTCATCTTCTAATGGTGTTTGGAATGTAATTGCTGCCTTGACTTTCAAACAATCGCTGTAAGATTGCCAAGTAGCACCAAGTTTTTTCATTAAAATTCTAGAAAATCCCGTACTGTCGATAAAGAAATCTGAGTAGTGTTCTTGTTCTTCGCCCACCAAAAAAGAAATATTATTTTGATCATCAACTTTCACATCTAAAATCTCATCATCAAAAATATTGATATTTCTTTGCTTACATTTTCTCTCTAAGAGTGAATTCAATTTAAACGTATTAAAATGATATTGGTTAAATGGTGATTGTTCAAACGAAAACTCTGCAGAGAATACTTGATGATCCCATGATTCTAATGGGTTTAAAATCTTTTTAGATTGCTGTTCTGATATATATTTTGCAAAAGCAACATTTGTTTGACCGCAAGTGGTATTGATGTCTGCGCCGCCAAGACTATGCATATAATCATCAACACCCCAATTTTTGAAAAAAACACCACATTTAAATGTGGCATCGCATTCACCTATGATTTCTTTAAAATCTATGTTAGTATACCTTAAAAATTCAGCCCAATGTTCTGTTGATCCCTCGCCCACACCGATGATACCAATTTTTTTTGATCTTACAATTTTTACGTCAATGTGAGGAAATCGCGTTTTAAGTATAAGTGCTGACACTAATCCTGCAGTGCCTGCACCAACAACAGTTATTGTTTGTAATCTTTGCATAATTTCATCCCGTAATAAAATGGTAGCGGAGCCAGGAGTTGCACCTGGAATTGAGGATTATGAGTCCTCTGTGATGCTGTTTCACTACCCCGCAACAGGTTGTTTCTTTTCTCGCTTCTTTCCAAAAATACGTTCCCAGTTGTCATCAAACTGTTTTCGCGGAACACTCAATGGTCGTGGCTTACTTCCTTTTCCGCTCATGATTTTTTTTCTAATTTATATGCTATGCTAAATCTAAAATTAAAACAATCTTTAGAAGGAGATTCAGCATAATGGATTATATTTCCTGGAAATAAAACTGCTCTACCAGGAAATGGATAGACTATTTTAGTTTCATTACTAATGACTATAGTGCCGCCGTTATCATCTGTCGCATATCTATCAAAAAATATTGTTTGCCCGCACCACAAAAAATCCCATGAAGGATTAACATAAATTAAAAATGTATATGCATTTGGACTAGTATTGTCATGATGTGGTCGCCCAGGCATTCCAAAATACTGACCATTTGCATAAATTCTTATTATGTTATAATCTTCGCCTATTTTTTCCTGAATTTTTTTAAATATCTTATCTTTAAAAAGATCATTGTTTTCTAATCCCTTTAACATTAAAAAGATGTAATTTGATTGCGATTCAATGCTACTCTGAAATGACCAATTATGGCTAGTAGATAAAAACTTGTAAATTTCTTCTACCTCAGAAGAGTCCAAAAAATTGTCATATTGTTTGATTTTATCAAGGACAGTATTCAAGCAACATTCCTCCAAACTCGACTATTCTTTGGAATACTTGCTTTCAAATACTCCATCTGATCTGCGAGAACTTTACGATTCTTCAATAGTATACGTTCATGAACTGTAGGCGCATAGGGCACATAGATTAAATGCATCTTTGCTTCTTCTGGTGTTCGCCAACCCTTACGATGATTGCATGGACGACAGGCAGTCACGCAATTTGTCCATTGATTTGTGCCACCGCGAGACTTTGGGAGCACATGATCAATTGTTAATTGACTGGTGCTAAACTCATCGCCGCAGTATGCGCAGATATGCCAATCGCGAGCATACAGAGTCATGCGATCAGCAAAAACTGTTGATTGATTATAGAATTTATCGCCGAGCAGTGGACCACTGACGCCGATGATGCAAGAAATATCAATGCGAGATTGTTCACCATATTGATTGTGCCCACCCAACATGGTCTTCATTTTATCACCAAGTTCCCATAGAACTTTATTCTTCGCATAATAACATGCAGCCATTTCAAAGTTCACCCAGTCTTTAGGCATTCCACCTTTGTCTACAACTAATACTAAACTCATATTCTTATTTATCTTCAACAACTGTCAGTTTATGGAAAGTTTCACCACGAATATCATCGTTTATATAGGTTGCTTCCGTAAGCAACCAGAGTGAAGCAAAATTTTCATCTGCATAATGCAGTAACGCTGCAGTATCTTTTGGAAAGCAAGAACCGCCGAATCCAACTTTTCCATCAGGACCTGGAACACGCCAGTGTGTGTGTCCGAGTCTTTTATCCAGTACTGCAACCTCTGCAATGCGACCATAATCAACTTCAACCTTATCGCAGAGACTCTTAAACTCATTGGCAAAAATAACTTTCGTTGCGAGAAAACTATTTGCAAGATACTTAAACATTTCTGCTTCTTTAGTGGTGCGTTGAATCACATGCGAACGAGAGTCGACCTTTGAATTAAATTCGTAATAAATTTGCGTCATGATTGTTCCGAGCCCAACATCGTCAGATCCTAAAATAATCAATGGTTGATAGCGAAAGTCATTGTATGCATTTGCTTCAGTGAGGAATTCAGGATTGAATCCAATTATCATTCGATGTGATTCAGCCAATCGCTCGGTGGTTCCTGGAGTTACAGTTGACTTGATTACGACATATTTGCGGCGATCGATTTTTGCGATATCATCAATTACATTCTCAACGATACTTGTATCGCACTCACCACTCTCTTTC